TATGCCTTTCATTCTATCTTTGGGAGAATCTAATAAATCAAAACTATAATCAAAAATTTCATCATAAAGTTCGAATCCAAATTCTTGTAATACTTTATGAAATCCTTTTTGTGAATAAACAATAAAAGGTTGTCCTATTAAAATTGATTTACAAGTTTTTTCTGATATTCCTATCATTAAATCATCAGATTCAGTTACTAAATTTATTAATGGATTTCCATATAGTAAATCTTTCCAATAATAATCCCAACCATCAGATGAATCGTAGTTCAGTTTTTTATACTTATTATCAAAATATTTGAAATCAAATGTATCTGCTATCTCACATCCCTTCAACCAGCTATATTCTGAATACTTTAGTAAATTATATTCAGATAACATATCTATCATTTCACATCTAAAATGATGTGATTTAGAATTTAATGAAATAAATAGTTTATTAAATTTTATATTTTTTATATCATTAGATAATTCATATATAATATCTTTACTTAGATAGTTTAAAAAATATAAAAAATAAAGGGGAGTGTTAAATATTTTTATATTTGAATACTTGTTTACAAATGAATATTTTTTTTCTTTAGGATATCCTGATAAACATATACAAAATATAATATCTTTTTCTATTAAGTTTTTATTATATTTTATCCAAAATTCTTCATACTCATCAGAATCCATTCCATGAAATTCTCGTTCTTGTTCTTCTTGAAATAAAATATATTTTTTATTTTCTTTTGTTGCTGATTCTAAAAAATATTCAAACCAACTATAAGGCTCATTTAAACTACCTTGATAGTTATAATCGTAAACTTCATTTTTTCTTAATTTATTTATTGGACAAATATATGCGTTCACCTTAATGGTTTTTATAAATAAATGGGTCTCTTTTACGAAGTTCTTCTAATTTCTTTTTGTATTGTTTTTTTAGTTTTCTTCTTACAAAATAGTTTTTAATAGAAGTATAAGGATACAATAATATTTCAATAATTTTTTTCATATTTAATTTTTATAATATAATTGAGGATATTCTACTAATATATGTATTCCTCCCTCAGATAAAGCCTTCTTATATGCTGGTAAAATTTTATCTGGTGAATCTAATTTTTCAATAGTACAGTTTGTAACCATCTGTTTAAATGCATCGGTGTAATCTGCTTTATGTTGATGACCAGGGTCTAATGGTTCATCCGAGCCTTTACCAACTCTTACAATTACATTTGGTTTCCATTCACCATCTGACATTACTTCTAATTTATCCAAGTGATTAATTAATTGATTTACTGCAAGAATAACAAAATCCCATCTTGGGTAAAAAGTAACAACTTGATGACCGGTCATTGCCAATCCCATAGTCATTCCCATTTGGGTTTCTTCCATTACTGGTGTTTCTATCATTCTTTCTTTTGGTAATCCCTCAATAGTTTTACTCATTGGGTTTCCATACCATACGATTTGTTGTCCTATGAAAATTGTTTTTGGGTCATCCATTGCAAGTTTCATTGCTTCTGTTAAAGCATCTAAATAAGGTGTGTATTCTGGTTGTGCCATTAGTTATTTTCTTTAAAATAGTTATAAGTTCTTTTTACTCCTTCTTCAAATCCTGTTTGAGGAAGTAATCCATATTTTTCTTGTATAGTAGTATTCATTCTTCTTCTTGGTTCTCCATTTGGTTTTGATGTATCCCAAGTTACATTGATATCTTTACCACTTACTTTTATAATTGTATCAACCATTCTTTTGATTGATATTTCCTCACCACTACCCAAGTTGGATACGATGTGTAGTTTATCTTCTAAACATTTGATAGTTGCTGATGCAACATCTCCCGCGTAGATGAAATCTCGTGTTGGAGTTCCATCTCCCCATCCTACAATCTCACCATCTGATTCGTAAACTTTTTTGATATTAGCAGGTAGTGCCATTGCCCACTCACCAAAGTTATCATACTCACCAAAGATATTTGCTGGTCTTACAACTGTCCAATTTTTCCAATCGTGTTGAACACCATATGCTTCTAAATACAACTCTGGTACTCTTTTACTCCACGATGGATACCAATCGTGTTGTGATGGTAGAGTTTTCCAAACTGTATCTTCTATAAACTCTGGTGCTGATTCATATACACCAACTGATGACATGAATACTAACCAAACATCTTTTCTAAAACAGTTTTCTATAATGTTGAAGTTTCCTTTGATTGATGGTTCTAAAAAATCAACAGGATTTTCTTTTGCAGTTTTGGGTGTTCCTTTTATACCAAAAGAATTGATACAACCTTCAAAATCATACCAATCAAATAAAACAGATGTTTCTGTTACATCTCTTAAATCTAAATCGTGAAATTTAAAGTTTACCGAATCTTCTCTATTTGGTTTTTTTAAATCAACTCCTACTACAAAGTATCCTTTTTCTATAAGTTGGTCTACGATATGTGTTCCAACCAAACCACTACAACCTGTTACTAATATTGCTTTACTCATTTTTTAATTTATCTATTATTGAAAGAGCTAAAACTTTATGACAATCCAAAGATGGATGCATATCATAAATAGTTTCTTCAAAATATGAATCAGAATCAATTGACATATTATCTTCACCATCCATTAAATCTTGAATAGATTTGTAATATTTATTTGGATGAATTATAGGAATATATCTTTTCTGAAACCAATCATCTTCTTTTGTTACTTTAAGTATATCATTTTTCCATGGAAGTATATAGACCTTGATTCCTTTTTCTTCGAAGAATTTTAATTCTTTCTTTATTAAGTTTTTTGTATTTATGTGGTGAAATTTTTCAAACTCATCAAAAGATATTCCTGAATCTATTAACGAATCTAAAAATAAATTTAATTTAAAATCTTCATCTTCACCTACAATGTAATTTCCTACACCAATTCTTAAAGTTTGCTTTTCTGTTGTTAGAAATCTTTCATCATCAAAGTGATACTTATTTTTTGAAGAAATATCATCAGCCACTAAATGTTTTCTGTAATCTTTGTATTTTTTTAAATCAATATCAAAAGTGTATTCACATCTATTTAATATACTAGTCTGATAAATGATATGTGTAACATCTTTATAATCATATAAAAAAGGATTTAAATCTTTTTGTAAGTAATCCCATTTCATATTATTATCATTTTTAAATTCTTTAAAACAACTTTTTACAAAATTTAAACTTTCATCTTCACTTCCACCATTTACTCTTTTTACAATATCAGATTTACCAAAATATTTTGAAACTATATATGAAAATCTATTTTTTTCCATATATTGTATGTGTGAATCTTTTATAACATCTCTATCAAATTCATATTCAATTGGCTTTACAATATCATCAAAATTTCCATAATGCCACAAACCCTGTCCCCATGTAAAAGAACATCCAGAAAATATTATATTTTTCATCTTAATGTTTTCATTTTTTGTTCTAATGATTCTGCTATCAATTTATGTAATTCTAAAGAAGGATGTGCATCTCCACCACAATCATGTATTTTTGTTTTATCATTTTCTATATCTAATTTAAATTTCTCTATAAGATATTCTAATGTATTATAGTAATTGTTATTATATTTTATTTGAACAAATCTTTCTTGTAAGAAAGGACTTTCATTTATATAACTCAAATATTCATCAGTCCAACAAAATATTAAACATTTAATGTTTTGCTCTTCTAGTTCTTTAAACTTATTTTCTATTCTTTTTGCAATGTGTCTTGTATGTATTTTAAAAAAATCATTTGGTGTTAGATTGTTATCAATCAACCATTCTAAAAAAGGTTCTATTGTATCCAATTCCTCTTCTGGTCTATTATAGTTTTGGTCATACTCTCCAATTTTACATAAAAGAGTTTGTTCTTCAAAACCAGGATTGGCTCTTATAGAATAAAGTTGTCCTTTATGTGTAAATTCAAAAGGACTTCTATAAGCTTGAGTTGTTTGAAATATACACCATTCTACTTGATTCCAATCTACATTTTCTTGTAATAAACTACCTCCACCATCAACATGAACTATATTTTGTTTTACCATATCAATAAACAATAAGCTTTCATCATCGGTTCCACCATTTCTTCTTTTTACTATTTGCTTAATACCTTTATTTTTTTCTATTAAACCAGAAAACCGATTTTCAATTCTAAACTTCTGAGCTATAGGTGGTATTGGTGCATCTTCTTTTGTATATTCATTAGAAGTAGGTACATACCATTTAGTTGGACAATAACTCCACAATCCCTGTCCCCATGTAAAAGAACATCCAGCATATATTGCAATTCTCATATTTTAAAATACTACCCATTTACCAGTACCATAATGTGGGTACTTTGATTTATACTTATAATACATTACATCCTCTGGTAGTTCTCTCTGAATACCATTCCATGTATCTAATGTTGGTGTGTTTGTGGATACACCATTATCCTCTACTACAAAGTAAAGTGGTAAATCATAGTTTCTTGCATACTTGTGAACTTCATAGAAGATTCCACTTTCAAATGCCATATCACCAACAAAAGCCCAAACCTTATCATCACCACCATTGTACTTGATTGATTTAGCAACTCCTAATGCAATTGGTAAAATACCAGTTACGATTGCTGATGCGTAAAACTTTGAATCTTTATCTACAATAGTAATTGATTTACCATCAAGTATTTTTTGCTTTAACTTACTTGGTTCTATACCATGAAGTAATGCATGATAGTGAGACCTCCAAGTTGAGAATACCCAATCAGTTGGAGATATTTTTTTAAATACTTCTATTAGTTGTTCTTCGTTTCCATTTGATAAATGTATTGGGCCTCTAATATCCCCACCTTCCCAATGAGAAATAATATCATCTTCAAAGGCGATTAAATCTTCTTTTGACCAGTTTCCATCTACCCATCTATCTTCGTGGTAATCTAAATTTTTAATTTCTGTTTTCATATAGTGTTATCAATTCATTTGGTATGAACTCATCATTTTCCATAAGTTCAAAACATTTGTTTTTATTATAATTTAATATATCTTCCATTTGATTATAAAGTTCAGTATAATCTAAATCTTTAAGTTTTTTTAATTCAACTAACATACCATCAAATCTTTCAATCGGGTCATCTATATCATCGAAAGAATAATCAATAATATTATCAAAAAGTTTGAATCCATATTTTACAACCTCTTTGTTTATTCCCTTAGAACCATAAGCTATAAATGGTTGTTTTATAAAGAAACACCTATATATTTTTTCAGTAACATAAGGAACATCCATTGATGTTTCTCCAACTAAATTAAATAGTGCATTTGGATTTAGTATTACATCTGAGAACTCATCTGTAAAATTCTTTTTTTGAGATACATAATCATCCAAATTTATAATTTCTTCTTTCCAATATTTACTTTCATATTGTTCACTACTTATTATATCTCCAAAATCTCCATTACTATTCCAAGAGTTATACCCCAAATCAAACATATTATGTTTTACAAGCAAATCCATTACCATCTTTCTATGAATTCTTGGTTTACCATTTAGATGTATATACAACTTATTGAAACTTTTATTAATGATTATATTTTTCCAATTTTCTATTTTATATTCTTCTTCAAATTGTAAACCTATATTATCTAAATGTTCTGTTCTTAGTTGTTCAAATGTATGTTGAATTAAATAAGTTGGCCAATATAATATTTTAAATCGTTTTACTTTGCTTTCTTCTATGAATCTATTATATAGTTCTGGTTTATGAGAACCCATAACAATATATAAATTAGAGTCCAATTTTTCCAATTCAGCATCAAATTTTTGTATTCTACTAAAATCTCCAATTAAAGAGTTTTGAAGTTCTAAAACAAAATAATCAGTTTGACATTCTGTTGGTATATAATGAAATAAATTTTTACACTTATTATCATTTATAAATTTTAATATATTTGAAAACAAATTATCATATGTAAAGTTTTCATTATAATATATTTTATTATTAGGATGTGTAAAAAAATTTATATTATCAACTGTATGAGAATCTATATCACAAATTAATCCGAAGTAATTAAAAACTTTTTTTATTTTACTGTGATAAAAACTTCCCCTATCTGTCATTTGGCTTATCTCTTTTAGATAATATTGGATTATCAGTAGGCCAATCTATGTTAAATCTTTTATCGTTCCAAAATACAGTACCTTGTTTATCATCATCATAGTATTCACCTTGATATGCAAGTTTGTATTGGAAAATAGAATTATCTTCCATTACATAATGTCCATTTGCAAATCCAGGTGGAATTAAAACTTGAGTACCTGTTTCTGGCCCTATTATAAAAGATTCCCACTTACCATAGTTTGGTTGCTTTGGTCTCAAATCCAACACAACAAGATACAACTTACCATGAGGACAGGAAATAAGTTTCCATGTTTTATCATCATAGTGTAATCCTCTTAATACATTTTGTTTTGATTTTGAATACCTATCATGATTAAACTTCAACCCCTCGTTTCTTTCACCAGCTGGTAATAGTTTATCATAAAAATCAGAATGATATGTTGTAGTAATCATTCCTCTATATTCGTGATATATAGATGGTTGTATAACCTTTACTTGCGGTAAAACAGAACCATTGTAAAAGTGAAAATCATCCCAACTTCTTTCTTTGTAAAATATACTTCTATTTTTCATTATAACAATTCTTTATTAATTATACTCACTCCTCGTTTCTGAACAACTTGGGTTGAACATCTATTTGCAAACTGAATTGAGTTTTCAATTGAGTTAGTTTGTATATATTTAAATATAAGACCGGCCAAAAAACTATCTCCAGCACCGGCAACATCTTTTACACCAACTTCTTTAGTTGGATAATTTTCTCCACTATAATCACAACCATAAGGTCCTCTTGTAACTATTAGTTTTTCTTTTATCCATTCATTTTTATCAATAAACTCTTTACTATTTAGATATTCTGTATAGTTTATTTTAATAAACGAAATATCCTTACACCATTCTCCCAATTTTTTCTTTGTATCTAAAAAACTAAGATTACATTCTGATGCTAAAGTTTGTATATTATGTTCTGAAAGAAATCCTTTATTGTAATCTACAATAACCACGATATCATAATCTGATGCTTTTGGTAGTTTATTAATTTGTTTTACATTATCATTTTCATCAACCCTTAATAAAATATAATTATATGATTCATCTACATATCTTATTTTTTTAATAGTTTCAGTATTTGTTATAAATTTAGGCTGTAAACCAAGTGAATTTAAATTTAGTTTTACATTTTCTGCCATTCCTTTATTAGTTGCTGTTGAAGAGGGGACCAATACAGGTACAGGTGCCTCTGGTGATAATCTTTCTGATTTTCCATATATAAAAATATCATCACATGATTCACCAATAACCAAAATATTTACTGATTTTACAAGTTGAGTATATTCTTCTGATAATACAGATACTTTGCCAAACAAATCATTCATTTCATCTCCTGTTAAATTATCTTTCCAATTTATACTATTAATTAATTTTATTTGATTTGGCCTTGCATGAAAACAAACCATACCATCGTATTGTTTATTTTTTAAATTAGTAGAAAGTATATATCTTCCAAAATCATGATGAGAATCCATCATTAATTCAGGGGAGGGTAAATTTTTTAAAAACTCCAATATAAGATTACCACTTCCCATAAAATAGTGGTCTTGTATAAATGGATTTTCAAAACTAAGTTTTTCATTTAAAGTATATAATGTATTTTTATCATAGTTTTCTAAAAAGGTATTAACATCGTTTAAATACATCGTAGAATCTAAACGATTTACTATTATAAAATCATATATATTTCCACTTTCAATTATTTTTTTATAAAGAAATCTAAATGAACGAAAATTTAAATGAATATCTCTTGGTTCAGGGTCAAATCGATACTCATCTCTTTTTTCCAACCAAATTTTAGGATTTTTAAATAATTTTGTTATTTCATTTTCTGATATAGGCCTATCATCACTTTTTGTTTGTGTATGAACATACACATCTATATCGTGATTTGTATCTAATATATTCCAAGTAGGTACTGCTGTTTCCGCAGTTCTATATTCACCATATGTTAGTATTGCTATTTTCATATATTTTTTGAAAATTCTAAAAACATTTCGTTAAGTTCATTATCTGTAAATTTATAATCCTTAACCCAATCTATTCTATAATTCTTTTTATACTCGATATCTAATTTATATTCATACTTAGATTTAAAGTTTTTTATAAAATTAAAATACTCAGTATCTATTTCTTTTAACCTACCATACACATCAAAATACTTTTCAAAGTACTTAACCATATTAGGTCTTATATGTTGTGATTCAAATATATCATCTTGGATTCCCCATAATAACTCATTATAATTATCACCTATATAATCACACATAGCCTTATGTGGGTCATTTGTCCAAAATTCTCTATCTGGTAAATTATCTACAAATTTTTTTATTACAGATTGGTTACCAAAGTAAGAATGGTCTGGCATAAATATATTTCCTTTTGCTGGTCTTAAAATTACTATTTCATTATTTACAGTTGATGGAATAGAACTCCACTCATTTACATAAAAGGTACTATCCAATCTTCCTACAAAAATATAATCATATACTTTAGTAGTATCATTTAAATACTTTGATAAAAATCTCCAAGAAAAATGAGGAGTACGATTATCTGTTACTTTATAAGAATTTCTGTTATACAAAAAAACTTTTGGATTATCCAATACATCAAAATCTTTTTCTGTAACAGGTTCAAACTCTAATGAGCCTAAATAATCACTTGTTGTGTTTGGAGTGTGAATTACAATATCTAAGTTTGGAATATCTAATATGTTCCAAAACTTTCTTGAAGTTTCAAAGGTTCTCTTTTCACCATAAAGAAAAAATAAACATTTCATTACCAACTAATTTCCCAATCCTTAAATTCTGCTGCAATACAATCTACCTTATAATCTTTTCTACCACCATCAACTTCTTGTATTTTATTTTTTGCTGTATTTCTGATTCCATTTAATCCATGTGTTAACAACAAGTTATTTCCTACATCTTCACCATTTCTTGCATTATCTTCATTTACCCAAATATGAGTATTCATCTGAGCCAATACAATTATTGCTCTGATAAAATCTCCATCAATTTTTAATTGTTTTGTGGTAGTTAAGATTTCTGTAATATCATGTACGATTTCTTCAATCTCTTTTTGATATTCCTTTTTGTGTTGTGGAATTTTAACTTCTTTAAGTTGAACTATTGTTAACCTATCAATTAGTTCTCCTAATGTTGGTAAATATTTTCTAGCCATTGATATAACTTTTTAATTCCTGTTTCTAATTTTTTTGTTGGTTCCCACCCTAATAATTTTTTGATTAACTTATTATCAGAGTTTCTTCCTCTTACTCCAAGAGGCCCATCTATATTTTTTATTTTAATATCTTTATCACTTATTGAAATAATCAATTTCGTAAAATCATTTATTGATATCATTTCTTCCGAACCAATATTGATTGGAATTGATATTTCTGATTCCATTAATCTTCTTAATCCTTCAACACATTCATCTACATATAAAAATGAACGAGTTTGTTTTCCATCTCCCCAAACTTCTATAAAATCCCCATTGCCCGCCTTTACAACTTTTCTACAAATTGCTGCGGGTGCCTTTTCTTTCCCACCATCATAAGTTCCCATTGGGCCGAATATATTATGTAATCTTGCTATCTTTGTATCGATTCCATAGTTTTTTCTAAATGTTTGATATAATCTTTCTGAGTATAATTTTTCCCAACCATATTCTGAATCAGGATTTGCTGGATACGCTGAACTTTCTTCACAATTAGGATTATCAGGGTCTAATTGATTGTGTTCTGGATATACACAAGCTGATGAGGTATAAAGAATTTTATCAATACCAAACTCCGAACATACCTTTAATACATTTAAGTTAATTATAGATGAGTTGTGCATTATATCAGCATCATTTTCACCTGTAAATATGTATCCTGCTCCACCCATATCTGCCGCGAGTTGGTAAACTTCATCTACACCTTGATTACCGATAATTAAAGATGATTTTACAAGATTAAAATTTCTTAAATCACCAACTATAAAATCATCACATATATCTTCGTGATTAAAATATTCGTGTGGTTTGATATCAACACATCTAACCCAATATCCTTCTGATTTTAATCGTTTGGCCAAATGTCCTCCGATAAACCCACCACCACCAAGTACTACTGCTGTTTTCATTTTACTATTTTTTGGAAAAAATTAAAATCTTTATCACTATTTCTAATTTTTTCAATTACACTTCTATTATATTCAAATCTTTTTTGATTGTCTTTAAAAAATTGTTTTACCTCAGATTCCATTTTACTTAATCTAAGAATTTCTCTTCTAATCTTATGAAATCTCAAAACATGATTTTCTTGAGAATCGTAACTATGATTTATAAAATCATCAAACCAATCAAAATCATAAGTTTCTCTCATTCTTTTAATATGATGAGGTGAAGCTACAATTATTGGTAACTGATAAAACCAAAGTGGTTGTAATGATTTTTCTGTTATGTGGATTATACCATCCCACTCATATTGAGTCTCTGTTACTATGTTTATATAAGAATGTTTATATAAATTGTTTTTATAAGTCAAATCGTGTTGAGGTCCATGTTTATCAAACTCAAACTTTTCGTATTCACTTATAATTTTCTCATCCTTATTACATAATAATTTTAAACTTTCATTAAAAGATTCATATTCTTTAGAATCTAATGTAGAACTAAAGTTGTATTCAAAGTTTTTATCTTCTAATATAAACCGAAATATTTCATCAGAGCATCTTAAACTTAAATCAGTTTTATTCAACAATCCTTCTTTATGTAAAAAGGTTGCTAAAGCAACTCTATGTTGTTTAGGTGCTCTATTATATGATTGGAATAACTTATCTCTTTCTAATGAAAATTCGTGTTGTCCATTTAAATACATGGAGTGACTAATAACTCTCGGTATAATGTTATTAGTATGAGTAGATATTGAATAAGAATTAATATCCAACATTTCATTACCAGAACAAAAATAAACTGATTTATTTTTTATTCCTAACTTTTCGGTATAATCTATAATCACTTCAGGTGCATCTGGTGCATCACTTTCATGTAAGGTTATAAATAAAAATTTAATATCATATCCTTCTTTATATTTGTTTAAAATACTTTGGTCAATAGTTAAATCTTTTGATTTTATATCATGTGATGGATATCCCAATACACGAAGTATATGCACATACTTAAACTCCTTACTTAATTCATCTGATACAGAATGAATATTATGAGAATCACCTATCATATAGTCTAACAAACTTAATGTGTTTTCTATATAATCGTTTGATTGATTTTCTGAGAATAAAATATTAATCATATAACCTTTATTGTGTGTTTATAAATATGAAAATCTCTTTTTTCTAATAATATATCATCAAGTACATTAAAGTTAGATATAAATCGTTTTTTATTGTTTTTTATAAAATTAAAAACTTCATTTGGTATATCATTTAATCTTTGTATTTCTTTAACAATATACTCCATTCTTTTTGCTGGGTTTTTTTCTTTATCGTAGTCATGATTAATAAAATCGTCAAATAAATCCAATTTATAATAATCTCTCATATAAGAAACATGGTTTTGAGATGCTACAAATATTGGAAGTTGAAAAAAAGCAAATGGTTTAAATGATTTTTCTGATACATGAATCATCTCATCAAAATAAACAGATTCAGTAACAACATTTATAAGTGTATTTAAATAATCATCTACTATTATATTACCAGCAAAATTATAACCACTATCGGTTATGTTTATATCTTGCATTTCTTTTATAGAAGTTTCATAATCAGTATTCTTTCTACCTTTCAATATAATATCTTTTATACTATCTTCTATATAATCAAAACTATCTTTATCGAACCTATCATCTTTATAATATTCATAATTTTCCCATTGATGAATATCTAAATTTGAATAATTGAAATTATTTAATAAGTTATGTTTTTTTAAATAACTTAAAAAGTATAATCTATGTAATTTTATATTTTTATTCTTACATAAGAATAATTTTGTATTAGTTTTATCTGAAAAAGTTTTCTCATTATACATTTCTTTCCAACCCCTTACACTATTCCAAATTAAAAAATTAGTTTTTTCAGTTTTAACTTTCCAATTTCTTTTTTCTGCTTCTTTGTTTAAGTTTAAATCATTATTTATAAAAAGAACATTTTTTTCAAAGTTTTTAAATAACCTATCTAAATGATTGTAACCATGAACTTCATGTACATCTAAAATGATTAGTTTAAAATTATCTTTTTTTAATAACTGTTGTATTGTATCTGAAAATTTATTTTTTGTTGAATATAAATCTACAATATTTTCTATACTAAACCAAGATATAAAATGAACAAAGTAAAAAACATCAGTATTGTTTATATCTGAAATATTTTTTTCTATAATCTCACCTTGAGTATCTACAAACCAATTTAAGTGGCCTAGTGTGTGATTAAATATTTCATTTGAATATAAAATCTCACCATTGATTTCTACATCAGGTAAGTTTTTTATTAAATTCATTATCTATTTAGAAATTTTCTACCTTTTTTGATTTCGTTTCTCCAATAATCTAAAAGGTCATTCATAGTTTGTTCAAAAGTGTATTCTGGTTTCCAACCTGTATGTTTTCTGAACTTCGTTGTATCTGGTACTTGTAAATCTGCATCAATCGGTCTTAATCTATCTCTATCTACTTCTATTTTTATATCTTTAACTGTTGATTGTGAAATAAGATAATCTAACATCTCACCAATCTCACAAGTATATTCACCACCGATGTTATAATACTCACCTCCGATTGGATTTTCAGTTACTAACATATAATATGCCTTTACTGCATCTCTAACATCAGCATAAGTTCTGAGTGATTGTAAGTTTCCAACATAAATTGTTGGTTCTTGTAATCCTGCCTCAATCATTGCAATCTGTTTTGCGAATGTGGATTCAGAAAACACATCTCCTCTCCTTGGTCCTGTGTGAGTAAACATTCTTGTTGTCATTACAGTCATTCCAAATGCTTCTGCATAATATCTACCAAGTAAATCTGTACCAACTTTTGATATCGCGTAAGGCGAGGCTGGGTGAATAGAACATTCTTCATCGATTGGTAGTTTATCTGCTGGTACTCTACCGAATATCTCAGATGAGGCACATACATGAACCACTACATCATCTTCACCATGGTCTCTCAATGCCTCTAATAAATTTGCAGTACCCAAAATGTTTGTTTGTAAGGTTTCAAGTGGTGCACTAAATGAAGTTTTTGGATATGATTGAGCCGCTAAGTGAAAAACATAATCTGCTTCTGATTGTTCTACTGCTTGAACTACTGATGGTAAGTCATTTAAATCTCCATTGATTAAAAACAACCTATCTTTCTTGTTGATTCTATCAAAGTGATGTTCTAAGTTATCCAATCTATCATTCCATCTGATAAATCCATAGATATTCCAAGTTGTATTCTCAATAAGGTAATCTACCAAATGAGAACCAACCATTCCTGTTATTCCTGTTATTAATACATTCATTTGTTTTGTTTAAACCATTCAATTGTTTCTCTAATACCATCTTCAAATGAATAACTTGGTTGAAATCCAAGATTATTTATCTTTTCGGTACTAACCATTCTAAAAGGTATCGTAGTTGGTTTAGAATTATCCCAAACTATTTCTGGTGTAAGACCAGATACTTTTTGAATCGTGTTTACTATATCTCCAACCGTAATTGGTGCTCCATATCCAACATTATAAGGTTCCATTGGGTTACCATGTTCGATTATTGTTAATGCACCCTTAATTACATCCTTAACATACAAGAAATCTCTTACAACATCAGGTGAACCCCAAGCAGTGAATGGATTTTCACCACCTAACATACGATTAATGATTGCAGGTATCACATGACAAGTTTTTACATCAAAATTATCATTAGGTCCAAAGATTGCCGAACCTCTACCCAAGAATATCTTCAAATCAGAGAAGTTTGAGGTGTGTTCCATCAACTTTTCTCTATATCTTCTCATCCAACCATAACCGAAGTACGCAATGTAGGGTTCTTCTTCCCAAAATTCATCTTCCTTCACAGGATATCGTCTGTCAGGATAGCCTGTTGATGAATTAAGGTCAAAAAATGAATCTACCTCGTTTGTAACACACGCTTCTAGTACATTTCCAAGTAAAGTAATGTTTCCTAGTGAACCTTGTATATCAGTTCGTACTGAACCAGGGTGTAAAACATGACCAGCACAATGGATTACTAAATCCGCTCCACTTGTGAGTTTGATTGCATCATCAAGGTTATTTAAATCGATGTTTTCTAGTATTGTTATATCTTTTTGTATCTCTTCACTAACTTGTAGTGGTGAATTGTAGGTGTGAGTAGTAATATTCGCACCTAACTTGTTTAATTCTGTGATGAAGTGTGTTGCAAGGAAACCTGCACCTCCTGTAACTACAACTTCTTTGTTATTAAAGTAACTCATTTAGTATTTTTTTTAATTTATTTGGTTCTATTTTTGGTTGATGTAATCCTAATGGATTTTCATAGTAAATATCTTCAACTGAAAACTTCTTTGCAACATCATAAGGTGCAATATCTTCATCTTTAAGGTATTTACAAAAATATATATCTTCCATAGTGATTTCTTCATCACTAAATTGGTTTGTAATCTCTAACATTCTTGATTTCTTACGAAAAGATAACCCACCATTACCAACAATCTTTCCTTCTCTATATCTAATCCATGGTGCACCTATATAATTGTAAGAAATAAACTCATCTATACCAAATCTTCTTAGAATTGTATCTGTTTGAAAGATTAAAACATTCTCTGTTGGTATTGTTTCCCAAAATTTAGTGGTTTTAAACATATTATTGTACAAAATACCACTTAAATCATCAATTTCTAAGTTTTCTAACTGAATAGTGTTCCAATTTTTAGTAAAATCTTGTACAAACTCTTTATTTTTGTTGCCATGATAGATTTTTAACCCCCATTTTACATCAGAACCACTTTCGTTTAGATAATACATTACATTTTTACATATAATTTCTAAATCTTCATGTTTTCTAGGTTCTACAATGATTGCAGTGTATTGGGTATCCTTAAAAATAGATGGGGTGTAATCAGAAAACTTGTTTTTTATGTTTTGTAACCCCTGATTCCAAACATCAATATGTTCTTTTGTCTGTTTTGGCATTATTTTTTGTTTTTCCAATAAGAATATATACCTTTTTCAAGTTCATATGATGGCCATACAAATCTTTCTCTCATTGGTTGTTGTTTTGCCCACTCCCACATCTTCGTTAATCCTTCTTCTAAATCTGTTTTGTGTTCAAACCCTAATATGTGTACTGATTTTTCCCAAGTTGGTATGGAGTGTTTCACTTCATGTCGTTCCTCTTCAAAAGAAATTTCTCCACCCCCCATAATCTTGATAAGTGTATTACAAGCTTCTTTTATTGATACTTCTTTAATACCACCTAAGTTTATTATTTGTTTAGAAGCAAATTCGTTTGTTGCTGAATTCCAAAGTGGTTCTAATGAATCATCAATATAAGAAAATGCTCTTGTTTGCAATCCATCACCAAATATTGTTAGTTTTTCTCCATTCAAATATTGAAACATCCAAATACCTAAAACATTTCTGTACTTATCCCAAATGTTTTGTTTGATACCATACACATTATGTGGTCTGATAATACACCAATCCAATCCATGTTGTTCACCAGCAATTTGGATATCCATTTCACATCCATACTTTGCTACTCCATAAGGGTCTATTGGTTTTGGTACTTGTGATTCATCAAATAAATTTCCATCTTGATGACCGTACACCGCAAGTGTAGAAGTGAACACTAATCTTTTAACATTGTTCTTAATACATTCATTTACGATACCAGCAGTTGCTCTAAGATTGTTATCGTAATTATAAGTTCTTATAAATGGAGATAATCCTTCAGCGGCATAAGCTGCAAAGTGAAATACATAATCAAACTTCTGGTCATCGAATACATCTGATATATAATCACCATCAGTAACTAAATTTATATTTAAAAAGTTAACTTTTGGATTTATATTCTCAAGATAACCACCACTTAAATCATCGAATCCCCAAACTTCTACTTCTGATTTGTTTTCGATAATCCAATCTGCCAATCTACTTCCGAGTAAACCTGCAACTCCTGTAATTAGTACTTTCATATTAAATTCTTTATCTCTTTATATATGTATTCTCCAATTAATCTATAACCTTCTAAATTTGGATGATAATCTCCTTCATAATAGTTTTCTTCATCATTCCAAACCATTTTACTGCCATATTCCCAAACTGATTTCTTATTTACCATTTCTTCAACTTGAAGTTGATAAGATAAAGTTCCTTTTGGATTTATATAATATTTTGGAAAGTTAAAATCATCATTTTCTATAAATGGATAAAATCCATTAAAGTAAAACTTTTTATAACCATAAAGAAGTGTTTCAAATTTTTTAAATAACTCCTCAGGTGTGTATTCGTTGTACTTTTGGTATCTATGAGGATATGAAAATACAATAACGATTATATCTTCTTTATCTATAAACTTAAGATTTTCTTCTACCGCTTTATAAATGTATTCATTTCCAAATCCACAAACCCCAAGGTTAATATACGAAATATTTAGCAAATTTCCAAGCCATTTTGGAAAAGAATTTTGTTCTCTTAGTTTTTCTATGAATTTTGGTGGTGTTGGATTCTCTTTATATTCCTTTTCAGTTTCAACTCCATGTCCTGCTGTCCAACTATCACCGAAGGTAATAAGTCTCATTATAATTTATTTATAAAAAAGTTCATATCAGAATCGTTATTTGGAAGATTCGATATTATTTTTTTATTAGCTTCTAATCTATCTACATTATTTTTATAAAACTCGATTATTTTATCTTTGTTTTCTTGTAATCTTTTTATTTCTTTAAGAGTAGCATAGTATCGTTCCTTATCATCTTCTATATCATTATATGAATGGTCTATTATATCTCTGTAAAAATCCAAACCAAATTCGTTTTCCATAAACTTAATATGACCTGGTGTAGATACTATAATAGGTAGTTGATAGTAGAAAAAAGGTCTTGTAGATTTTTCTGTAACATGAATGGTTTCTAGTTCACTATCATAACAAGATTCTGTAACTATATTTACATAAGATTGTGTGTGGTTTTCATCATTTTCAGGAACCATTACACCACCAGCTTCTCCACCAGCTCCTCCAATCTCAGGATTGTTATCTTTTATAAAATCCCTATCATGCATTTCCATATCTAACTCATAATCACTTTTTTTATCTCCTCGATTTATAATAGAATCGATATGCTCCTCAATACCATTATCAATTGAACCAATTATACCACAAAAATCTTCATATAATTGTTCATCATATCCTTTACCATCTCTATAATCTATCAACATAGACCAATTTACATCTTTTAATATATTTTGAGCCTGTAATCCGAATAATGTAGCTATTCTATGTATCTTAGCTGATTTATTTAAACATAAAAAGAAAGGGCCTGATTTTTCAAGTACTAATTTGGATGATAGTTCATTCCAAACTGCTGATGAAGTAATTTGTAATAAATTAGTTCTATGAAAGTTTATATTTGAGTTAAATTGTTTTTTATAATCTTCTATTTTTGGATTATTAGAAACAATAATAAATCTATCGTGTGGAATTTTATCTTCATTTAAATAATTTATTAGAGCTTTAAAATCTCTTAATGTTTCTGGTTCATGTTCTCTAATAAATAAAACTTTAATATTAGTACATTCCTTTAAACACTTTACTAAAGACTTACTAAATTTAACATTTCGTTCATCAAATATATCATATAACCCCAATGAAGTTTTTAATCCATAATAAAAAGTTTTATTAGGATTTTCATAAACATCTTGTATTCTATTTTTATTTACTTTAAAAGTATTTCTATTATATTTCTCTGGTAGCTGAGAATGGAAAAATCGTTGGAAAAAATCAAAGAATCCATACTCATCTCTGAAACCTCCGCTTCCTAGAATCTCCCCTAAGTTATGATGTGGAATATCAAGTACCCAACTATCATAAACAAAATTAAGTGTTTTAATGTTTTCTGGTATTTCCATAATGGATTACTTTAACTGTATCTGATTTAAAACTTCTCCATGGGTCAACTACTATTGAATCTTTAGGAAATTTGTAATCGTGGTGTTTACCCATATGACCTAAAAGGTAAACTGCTTTATAAGGATGTGGTTGGTCATATTCAGGTACAATACCTTCTTCTTTACAATAATGTCCAACTAAGATTGATGAAGAACCATCTAAGTAATGCACATCTGGTTTGTAAGCCTTTCCTAATATGATAATTGGTAAATCATTTTCTTTTGCAAGTTTTACAAGTTTAAGTGCCATGTTTTTTGCTTGAACTTCTCTTGCCAACATAATAGCATCAAATAAATCATAACCCAATCCTAAGTTTTCTGCCATATATCTTAATGCAATATTATCTCTTGGATGACATCCACCACCATCTCCCATTCCAGCCTTCATATAAGCCGGTCCAAGTATTCTGTAAGTACTTCTTTCAAGTGCACCTGTTACAACATCAACATTCATGTTACCATTTACTTCAGCAACATCTTGTATCATGTTTACCAACGCAACTTTTGTTGAAATAAAAGTATTGTAGAAAATTTTGATTCCTTCTGCCTCATCCCAAGTACCAACTTCATATCTTGTACCTGGTTTGATGAATGTTTTATAGAAATCTAAAAGTAATTTAGCATCACCTGTCATTGAACCATCTTCTGTACCGATGATTACCATTTCAGGATTAACCATATCCCACTTTACAGTACCCATAGCAATTAGATATGGATTGTAAATAAATCTTGTATTGGATAATCTGTCGATAAACTCTCTTCTGATTGTACCAGGTAAAACTGTTGAAATAAGAACTACTAATTGTTCTTTATTTGTGTGTTTGTTTACTTCATCTAATACATTGTTAACGATTGAGTAATCGAAATCTTTATTTGGTAAATGTGATGTAGGTTCTCTACCATCATAATCAGGATGGTGAGGTGTAGGAACAGCAATAAAGATTAATTCTCTATCTTTACATACTTCTTCAATAGTAGGAACCATCTCAAAGTTTGCTGGTTGTATTGATACAACATCATAACCAATTACATCATGTTTTTCGGCCATGATTTCTGCCGCATCTTTTCCGAGTTTACCAACTCCTATAAAACCTATTTTCATAATCTATTGTATTTGTATATAAATATATAATTTTTTAAATTAACCCATTTTGTATCTCCGATAATATCTTTATTATTGGTTTTTGTGGATTATGTTCTGTATGTATAAAGTGATATTTTGACCTTATCATTTTTTTAAACATAGTTCGATTGTATTCTAATACCTCCACCATTTCTTCTCTAACTTTAGCTAGTTCGTGATGGTCTTTTTCCGATAATGATTCTATTATCATTACAATTTTATTAGTTCTTGCATGAACATCTTTAATATCATCATAAGATTCATCCCACCATTTATCAAATGTTTTAAATCCAAGCTTTTTTAAATATTTCAATGTACCAGGATTTCCAAGTATAATAAAAGGATGGCCCATAAAAATTGGTTTCCAAGTTTTTTCAGATATAAATAAAGTATTTTCATGTGCTAGTGTTTCGGTTACAACCGATACAAATGTATTATGAAAATTGTCGTGATTTAAATCATTTGCTAAATTATACTGAAGTGTTGTATCAATTTCAATAGGAACCATTTCTTTTAATTTTTTAGAATATGGATATAATTCTGTATCTATATTTTTTTCTTCAAAATCACCAACACTTATTGTTCCTAAATGTAATAAATCTTTTTCTAACAATCTACTACAAAATCCAATACGATGAGCCCTGTCCATATTTCTATTATAAGATAAAAAGAACATTCCCTTTTTTGATGGATGAAATGGTGTAATTTCACTTGGCATATGTAATGGATTTAACCAAATATCAAATGCTGAAAATGGTATTCCTTTAAACTTTAAACCTTTTTTATATAATACTTCTTTTATTCTTAAATTACCACAAATATAATAAACATTACTTTCTGGTATATTCCATTCATCATTCCATTGTGAAATAATTTCTAAATCTCTATTACCCTCAATACCACTATATCCTTCTAATGTTAAGTAAAAAACTATTTTTGCTCTATCCTCTCGAACATCTTTTAGATATCTTTTAGATACACAAGAATATCCTATTTTAATATTTTTTTCAAAGAAATTTGGGTCATATATTGATACAAGATATATGTGTTTATTTTTCTTTGTTTTATCTGGTGGTAATATATTAATATATCTTTCTTCGTTTATAGGAGTAACCATTCCTTCAAATTGTTCTTTTGCGAATAACTTTTTAGTATGTTCATTATAAACATTCCATTCTCCCCATGATTTAGGAAATGATATCGTTCCTTCTTCTTTTAAATACCATGTTTTTGAACACATATGAGGTCTGTGGTAACCAATTATAGAATCATGCTCTTCTACTGAAATATTTGTTTTACCAACCCATAGATTATAAATTCCGAGTGAAAACTCTGTTCGTTGGTCGTGAAACCACATATCTTCATATTGTCTCATTTTAGAAAAATCAACTGCATAATCTCTACTATCCTTTGAATCTACAAAAATTGGATTTAATTTTTTATCTATAATTTTTTCAATTGTATCTACTATTTCTTTTTTAGAAGTATTAAATTCATCGAAACCTATATTAAGAATCTTTCCATCAAATCCATTACAAATCATTTGAAATAATATCAATGCACAATTATCAACATGAAGATGAGGCCTTTTAGCATCTTTATCAAATATTTCTAACTGCCTGCCTTCTTTAATATCATCAATTAAATTGTTAATAAGAACATCGTGTCTCATTGGATTAGAATATCCATATAAAGTAGATAATCTAAATATCTTATAATTATCACCTGCTTCTTGTACCAACTCTTCTGATTTTATTTTTAATTCAGAATATCGTGTGGTTACTTGTAAACTATCTTCTTCTGTAAATTTTTCTTTTTTATCTTGTCTACCATAAACACTGCAACTACTTGTAAAGAAAAACTTAAAATTAGGGTCACAATCTTTTTTGCATTTTTCAAGAACCCATTTTAATCTATTTAGTTCTTTTGTTATGGTATCTTTTTTATCAAGTTCTAATAATCTAGGTGAAGCAAGATAAACAATTCTATCATATTGATTCCAATTATCAATATAATCTTCTGCATTTAAAACATCATCATCAATAAATGTAAGATACTTACTATCTGGTATCAAATCGTAATGTGTGTAATTCATTGTATCAATACAAGTTACCTCTGTTCTTACTTTTAAAAAGTTTTTTGTAAGGGGTAATCCTAAGAACCCCGCACCACCTATCATTAATACTTTCATTCTCTTACTAAATCTGTTGTTACACAATGGAACGAACCACCTAAAGTTCTTGAGTGTCTAATTTGACAATCAAGTGTATCGATTCCATATTTTTTTAATTCTGTTATAAGTTCTTTTTGTCTATTATCTACAATTACAGTATTTTCATCTACCGATAATAAGTTTACTCCAATCCATAAAGATGCTCTGATTGTTTGGTGGTATCCAATATCAACCATTGGTGGACACCAAATTTTATCCCAAGATTTTAGAAACTCTGGCATATTCTTTTCATTCACTCTTTCAGGATTCAACAAACACAATCCTTCTCTTAAAACTGCAATCGTAGAATCAATATGAATATAAGAATATACATCTTCGATAGTGTGAACTCTATACTCATTCCCTAAGAAGTTTTGCAACCACTTAGCACCCTTTAAATTACCTGTATTAGATACTAAATATAAAATATCATTATTACATCTAAGAATGTTTGCAGCATCAAATACAGGTTCGTTGTTGTTTAGAGTGATTTTAGATAAATCTTCTCTTTGATATATTGAATCCAACAATCTTGGTTTTGGTGCAGATACCCAATTTGCACCTTGTTCCATTTTTTCAATGAATATATCTTTGAAACAATCGGTTTCAAATTGTCTTGACCTAAGAGACATTGGTGATTCAATTATATTGTTACCAATTACTGTTGCTGTATCTCTTGGACAAAAAGTATAATACTGTGAAGTTTCCCAATGTCCATTTGATATTGTTTTAGTAGTATCAATTGGTGTTGGTCTATAAACCTTAACACCAACATCAGTTAAAAGATTAGAAAGGTTTTCTAAATCTTCATGTGTTTCATCATATACTTTTTGGTCCCAAAATCCTAATTCGTTTTTTGGTATAGAATCATCAGTAGCATAATTTATACAATGTAAATCTTTACCATGAGTTGGCATATTTGCATTATCTACTGTTCCTACTATAACCTCTTTGAGTTTTCCCCACTCATTGTTTACATTAACCATTTTTTATTTTTTTTAAAATTATTTTTTTTACTTTATCGTGGAATTTTATTCCATTGTGTGATAAATCTCGTGCTTTATCATATAAACTTGTAGAATCATCTTTAATATTTATGATATCAAATGTTTGATAATCTGATTTGAGTTCCTGAATATAATCATTAAAAGTAATGTGAAAAACAGGTACTCCAAGTGATTCCCATACATTATTTAAATATAGTGGAAATAATAAATCTTTTAATTTCTTTTCTCCTGAGTTTTTTATATAATACTCATTTATGTACTCATTTGAAGTATAATCATTTTTATTAACTCCAATTGTTAATACTCCTAAAACAAATTCTTCACCTGGTGAAGTTTTTGATAAACTAACTCTATAATCATGTGGATATTGATAAATTACATATTTTGGTAATCTTATATTTGTAAAATTATTATTAAATAAAATTGTATTATAAAATTGTTCCGATATACCAGAACCTCCTATTGCTAAATTTATATTTTTTAAATTTAACTCATTGGCTAATTTATAAGAATATGTATCTTCATAAAATAAACCAACACCATAACTATAAGAACATCCAAATGTTAGAATATAATCATTATCATTAATATCAGATAAGTTATCTGAGCGATAGCCGTACTCATTGTGTTTATAGTATATTTTTTTATTATTGTAATACCAACTATCCTTATTTATATGTTTTATTAATTTATTAAATGTTGGATTGTTAAAGTTAATATCTGAATCATATTCATCTCCAACAGGTATTTCCAATAATTTACTACTATTTTTTAAAATTGCCATATTATGATTTATATGAACATCTCCAATATCTATTTTTTCTCTGATAGTGATATGCTCTATGATAAAATTCTAAAGGTTCTAATTCTTCCTTATCGTAGTGGTCTAAAGTTATTGTTTCTGAATCTAATAAACCTAAAGTATTTTGTAGTGTATCTTGTTTATATGTTTTTTGAATTGGATAAATATTAGTATAATCTCTACACATATCCAAATTAAATCTTACAACATCTGATAAATCTTCTTTAAATTTATGTTTACAAAATTCTGTTAGTTCTTCTTGTAACCTATCTCTATTTTGTGAAAATACAATTGATGTTGCTCCTTTGTATTCCCAAAAAATATCATCATCTCCCAATACTTGTCTACCCCAAAATTTTTGTCTTTCAAAAACTCCTCTTAGTGAATCTTCACTTTCTCTAATCTCTTGTCCAATTATACTATTTTCTTTATTTTCAAAATATGAATACATTTCTTCAATAATATCAATATGCTTTACTCCATATTTGTTAAAGATATATTCTAAAAGATAGTGACCCCACCCATAATAATAAAATACTATTAGTAAGTGGGAAAACATATTTCCTTTAACAACAATATCTCTTGTTGTAGTGTTCGTCCCAACCACCGCTAAAGTTCTCTCCACTATATAATCTTCTAATTCTTCTACACTTAAGTAAAATGTATCTAAAGGTACATCAACCATCTCCAATCCATACTTTTTAATATACCAAGGCTGACCCATCGTTGCATTGTAAGTAATAACAAGTGGATGTACCATCAAGAAATCTTTTTGACCTAACTCAATCAATCTTTGAATACCATTTTTTAAAGTATCATAAGTTTCATTTGGCATCGGCCAAATTAATTCTGAATAAGTTGGTATATCAACTTCTTGATATTTGTGTAAGTATGTAAGTGCTTCTTCTGTTTTAAGATTTAATCTTTTTGAAGCATCCAATGTATCTTGATTTAAAGATTGCATTGCAAAAGTAACACCTTTAAATAATCTTGTACCTGCTTCTTTATCCATCATTGCTATCTGATAAATTCTATCAGAGTTTGCCTTTGCCCAAGTAACATCCCAAAACTTTGGAAATCCCTTTTCTTGTTTTGTTTTAATTACATATTCTGTAATATCAACATCTCTTGGCATCAATCCCCAATTGGAATCACAAACTGCAACATACTCAATCTTTCTATCAGCCATCCAATCAATCTCTGCTTTGACTCTCTCCATGTCAAACATTTTGATTTTCTGCCAATAATCATCTCCAATATCACAAAATGTACATTTGTAAGGACAACCTCTAAGAGTTTCATAAGTTACCTGCCACATTTGAGGACCATGTTCCTTTTCTACTCTTTCTATAATCTCATCATAAAAACCTGTAAGAATTGGTGATGGAATTATATTTAAATCTTGTACTCTTGTTGGTAAAGCACAAAGTTCTCCACCTTTTGGAAATACATGAGGAATATCATTGTAGTTTTCTCCTTTGAGATATCTTTTTAAAAGTTCTCTTGATGCATTTTCACCCTCACCCATTACCGCAATATCAAACATAGGATATTTTTCAAAGAACTCTTTATCTCTTTTATCAACATGAGGACCACCTGTAATTGTTAAACAATTTGGGTACTTTTCTTTTGTTCTTTTTGCTAATTCTTTATTGTACTCAAAATTCCAAACATAAGAAGATAACATCATCACATGGGGTTCGTGTTCCATATCTTCAACATATTGTTTTGGTGATTTCTTTTCAATCAAAACATCTGGTACTTGAAAATTTTCTTTTACTAACTTACTTGTACTCGCATACATCCATTGGTAACTTATCGCTATGGGTAAGAAACTGTTTGGGCCATATTTATCGGCTACTTGTATGAGGTATAAGTTTTTCATTCAATAGTAAATAGTTCGTTCTCTCTCAAATCCTTATAAGATTCCCAAGTATGAGTATCTTCGTGTTCTGTATTTAGTTGGTTAAAGAGGATTAAACCTCTTGCCGCATCTTCTGGTGTCATATACATATGATAACCAAAGATTTCAATGTTATCTTCTGTTTGTGGTTTGTTTAAATCTCTACCATCGTATCTTGCTTTTACTAACCAATCGTATGCTTCCTTATCATCAGTTAAAATCATACCACCTCTACCAATTGGTAATCTTTTTTTAATTTGAAAAGAAAGAGTTTGAAAATTATTACCACCAATATACATTCCTTTTGTAAATCTACCTGCAGAATCCCAAACATTTAAAGGTTTAATTTGATATAATCCTTCCCAATGTTCTTCATCTAAACTTAATCTTTTATATCCAGCAGTTACTACAACATTTGGAACTGATATATAAGTGTGAGTTGGAATTGAAATTATTTCTTTGTATTGTTTAAGATATTTTAAACATAAGAATATTGCATTGGTATCACAATCAACTGCTACCGCATATTTTGAACCAGCATATTCTGCTATTTCTTTTTCAAACATTTCCACAATTTCGTGTGGTTTATTCCAATTATAACCAAGTTCTCTAATTTGGTCTGGTTCTGGTCTTTGAAATTCTTTTGGTATTTTTCCGAGTGGCCATTTACTGTGCATTATACTAAATTATGTTTTTCTGGTATCTTTATAACTGTATTGTTTTTGTAATTATCAACAATATGTTCAACTGACCAATCAATTGGCATTACAGGTTTACCACCTGAAGAATTGTTGTAGTATTGAGCAAACTCACTCCAAGTAGAATCTCTATTTGGTATTAACATAGGACAATATGAAAGTGCGAATAAATCAATAATATTATTAATAGCATTTCCATTTCTTCTAAATTCTTCTAAGTTAAAACCACAAGATTGTAAATAAGCATTTACAGGTAATGTAAAAAATCTTCTATCTATAATTCTATCACCAAATCGTTGAATGTATGCTTCTAAAAATACATCAGGTAAATCATGTGATATGTAAAATTTTTGATTTGGATTTATTTTTAAAATTTTTTCTATTATTTCAAAGTATTTATCATCACTCCAAAAAGTATAATTTTCTTTAACAAGTTTGTTTTTAGAAATTTCTTTATATACTTTTTCCATTTTTTTATCTCTGAAAGTTTTTAAATCATCATTAGTTGCAGTAACACCATTAAACCTTCTCATGTGAATACCAATAGTATCATGAGTACCTTCTGAAATTAAATCTTTTATGTATGTATGTCTTAATTCAATTTTAGTCAAAGGTCTTTGAAATATATTATCATTATATTCACAAAACAATCCTTCGTTATCATGTAACATAGAATTAAGGGTTGTATATCCAAAATCTGAGTAGTAGTGGTTTTCTACTAATGCTTGATTATCTGATTTAACAACTTCTTTCAAAGCACCCATATCTAACCTATCAGCAAAATAAACAGATTGACTATCAGGGTCTATTACAGTTTTAAATCTAAGTTTTTCATATTTTGTATTATAAACTGCATCTTCTAAATTTCCCAAACGGTGGTCTGTAAATGTATTTGGTAAATGAATTAACTTTAATTCTGGCCACTCATTGGCTTCTAACCATATTTTAAAAACATTGTTATTTTTTGTGTTCAAATATTCAGCGATTTCCCAATGCATGATTCTATTACAAAATCCAGTATCAGGATTTGCTATATTAACTGTAAAATGGTCGTGTTTAATATTTAATTTATTCCAACCCCCAAATGGCTCATACCATCTTAAGGTTTTTTTTGTAGTAAAACTATCTAAATACATTTATTTTTTAATTTGGGTTATATTCACCATCTTCGAAGTGTGTAATTTCACCTGATTTCATTTCAACATCAGGTATTGTTTGGTCAACCTCTATCTGATTGTACCACACTGCAAGTTCTGGAAAGGTTTTGCAAAAATCCTTACCCCTTCGTTTATCGTATTGTTCGTAAAATGATTTAAAATCGTGAAAGTGAGTATCATTTTCTCCTTCAGTAGTAACATGACCTGTTTGTACAACTTCAATGTAATCTACCAATCTTTCTATCTGTGCGATTTCTCCCTCACTAAACAATTGGTAAAAATCTTCATCTTGTTTTCTTGTTTCAAACCAAGTTTTTAATTTTTTGTGTAAGAATTCTTTAACATCATTTGGTAATGCTAATGGAGACATAAATGCTGGCCATCTTAAAATATTGAAATCTACATTAGGTCTATTCGGTCCATATTTTCTTTTTAAAACAATCATATCATCTAAAAACTCATCGATTGAAAATAAACATAGTGAGTTGATTGTCATCATTACTGTTAAAGAACGGAATATATCTTTATTTACTCCTTCGATGAAAGCAACCATATGACTTCTCCACTCATCATAAATTAAACCATCTCTAATGTAATCGGCATGAGGCCCATAAGCTTCATTAGATGTATATAAATCAAATTCTTTAATTGGTAATTCATAAGAAGCATCAATTAATCTTTGAATTCTTTTAAAGTTACCACCTAAGTTTGAATTTACTGCCAATCTAAGTTTATCAGATGGATATCCTTTCATTTTATCTAAGAAACTCCAAAAGTTTGGAGATGCACAAGGTTCACCACCTGTAATTCTTATTTCTTCTAATCCACCTTCAATCAAATCAGGCCACCATTTAAGGAAAGCCTCTACATAAGGATTTTGTTCGTTATATTTACCATTTGCATCTGCCCAAGAACCATTGTTTTGATATGCACCAGCTGAAACTGATTTAAATTTTTGATAAGGTCCGAACTTATCTATATCTTTACCCCAAGTAGTGGAGTATCCAGCATTACAATAAGAACAAGCAAAATTACAAGTTCTATCAAACGAGGCTTCAATGGTTTTTGGAATGATATCAACATCAGCTCCTAATTCTTTAATCTTAGCAATATCCTCTTCTTTATAAATTTTAGATTTATAAACTCTATCACCAATATTATCTCTACCAATATCTTCAATCTTCCAACAATAAGAACATTCTGCTGGTCTTTTACCCTCTAACATCATCTTTCTCTGTCTTTTTGAGAAATCTGTATTGTGAAGTTCTTGAGGTCTCTCTTTTAACTTCTCAGGGTCAATTGGGTGAGGTAATGGTAAATGACATGAGTTTTTAAAACCATGCCCTAAGTGTAACGATACATTGTACCATTTTGCTGCACAAAAACTTGGTGATATACTATTGAGATTTTTATCTCTCCATTTTCTAAGATTATCTGTTGACATATACTTTTATTTTATAAACTCCTTTGGTATTCTTTCAACGAAAAAGTTGTTTTTAGAATTATCAAAAATTATACCTTGATTATTAATTGTATCGAAACTATACTTAAATATAATATTTTCATATTCTTCTAATTTATTTAGATTTGAATCTTTTGTTTTTCCAATTTTCTGTACAACTTCAATATCTACACATTCTTCTACAAAATACATTGTATCAATATCTACTGAACCATGGTATCTATGCTCTGGTACTTCAGTACCTGGATTACCTGTTCCTATTAATAATCCTTCTCCTCTATAATCATCAATCAAATTTTTATCAAAATCAATTTCACCTATTTTATTAAAATTATGATAAATGAAAAACTCATCACCATCTCTTGTTATTGTTATATCAGTATATTCTTGTAATTGTTCATACTTTACTCCATAGAATGGTAAGTAATGAAATTCATCACCAGCAACTTTAGTAGTTCCCTCTGTCCAAAATTCTAAAGCGAGTGTATCGGCTTCTTCATTGTAAGTTAAACCAAAGTTTTTACCTGGTTTACCAAAGATACAAAAAATTTTATCATTTTCCAAATTTTTATCCAATTTAAATCTCACATTTAATGAATACTTTTCTTGATGAAAAAGATTTGCTATTTTTTCTGATTCTTTTTTATTAAAATTTGTTACATATTGGTCATCTTTATGGTCTGATAAATCCCACTCATATTTTACCCAATATGGTTCTTTATATTTTACTATCATTTTATATCATTTATAAATTTTCTTAGTTCAGGATAAGTTTCATAACAATCTGCATTTCTTCTTTTCTTGTAATCAGCTATATAGTGTTTAAACTTCTTTTTACCAATACCAAAATTAACATCAGATTTTGAATCTTCAATAAATATATCTTTTATCCTTGAAATTTTTTCTATTTCTTTTAGTGAAAATCCACTATCGGTTGGTTCTTGTAACTGATATGAATTTAAGCTTCTATATGATGAAAAGAATTTCATATATTTTTCTAATTTTTCAAAGTATGATAAATCCAAATATCCTTTTAGTAATCTAAAACTTAAAAAATCAGGATATCTTAAATAAGATGTATCTAAAATTAGAGGTGAGTTCCAATATCTATTTGTATTGAAATGTTTTACTTTATAATCATAAATTTTTCTTACTAACTTTTCATAATTGAATGGTGAAAAAATATTAAAAGTAGACATTACAACAATTGTAATTTGTGGTATCTCTGTTAAAATTCTATCGATATTATTAAAGAGTTGATTATAATCTAAACCATATCTAATAAATTCTGCCTGTTTACCATCAGTGTCAACTGAAGTGTATAAGATAAATTCTTTTACTCGTTCTTCGGTTATGATAACTTTAGCCTTTTCAATAAATTTATCAATCAATTTATCTTCAACACATAAATTACTATTGATAGAAAGTTTTAATTCTTTATTTGGTTTATCTGTTTTTATTATTTTATCTAACACTTTAAATGTATCTTTAGATAATAAAGGCTCTCCACCTGTTACTCTAAATGTATCCATACTTTTATAAAGCTCTGGCCACCATTCCCAAAATGCCTCTACATAAGGATTATGTTCTCTTTGTGGGATTGGTAACATATCATCCTTTTTAAGTTGTTCTAATGAATTAAATCCATCACCAGTAGAAAACTCACCATGTTTTTTCATTTCTTGTACCCATTGTGATGAATATGATGGGCCACAATATCCACATTTAAAATTACAAGTATTTGAGAAAGATACTTCCACATATTTTGGTAAGTAATCTTCTCTCCAATCTAAATCTTTAATTTCTTTAAAGTGAGGTTTAGACCATTGTTCTTCTGATTTAAAAACTCTATCTGAAAATGAATCCGAATTATCCTCGACCTTCCAACAATATCCACATTCACTTGGTCTACCACCATTCAACATTTCCTTTCTAGCCTTTTTCTTTTGAGTACTATTATGAAGTGCAGTTGGGTTTCTTTTCAATTCTCGTAACCCAACCTTATGTGGTGCAGGGTGATGACAAGAGTGAGTAGTACCATCGTGTAGGTGCATAGTTACTTGAGTCCATTTTGCTAAACAAAACCCACACCCAACAGAATCTAACTTCTGTTTCATTTCGGTAAAGTTATTACCTATTACTTTACTCATAATTTTATATTAATATATTTTGCTTTTGGTGTGATTTCTTCTATACTCACTAACTCATATTTTAAGTTACTCATACCATCAGATTTATAATCCCATTTACCTTGTTGCATTTGGTGTACAAATCTTTTTTCGTTTCTTGCCGTTGTTTCACCTTTTGCCCAAACTTGTTTACCATCTTGATTTGTTACTAACCCCTCATCTTTGTGTGGTAAACAAAACATTTTACCTGGTACTCTATGAGGTACTGTTGTATGAGGGATTTCTATTTTTTCTGTATTAATTTTACAGTTATGAGAAATCCCATCATTATCGTATTCACTCCTATCCTCTACCGAACCACCCTCGAAATCGTAATGAAGAACCAACCCGTCGTTTGTAGGATTTATTGATAGTTCTTCTACTTCATCTGATGTTAATGCACGATTCCACATCTTAACATCTGCTATATCTCCTTTGAACCACTTTGAAGGGTCATCATCTGCAACAGATGTTGTGGTTCCTAAGTAATAATCTACATTACCATATCTTTTCAACATTCCTTCAAAGTGTTGTGGTGATGCAGTACCGGTTCCCCACCTTGCATCGGATTCTTTTCCATTCATATATAAATGAATATCATTACCATCTACAACCATCGTTACCCAACTCCATCTATCTTCATAGTTCTTCATCCATTGATAAAGATGTTCTCTTTGGTTGTTCCAAAGTTGTGCTGTATAAGCTCTTGAGTTGTTGTAAGAAAATCCATAATCATATCCTGGTCTACGAAGAATAGGATATTCACAAAATCTTCTATCCATATCTCCTACCAACCAAATAGGAACTTTTTCTTCTTGTTGATGTGCTCGTACCAATACTGAAATTGTATGTGAACGAGAAGTTAGATTTCTTAGTTTTCGTGTACATGGAATTTGTACATAAGAATCTTTACCATTAAATGTTAAAAAGGATGTTGGATTAAAACTAAAATCTAACATATCAGTTTTTGTGTAACCTTCTAATACACATCTCCAAAATAGGTCATCATCTTCCATACCCCAATCCCAATAATCATTTGAATAACCATTGGTTCTTTCAACTTGTTCTTTGGTGAATAAAACTGCTCCACCAAAATATTCTTCATATTTTAATTCGTAGTTCATTTGTGATATCTGAGTAGCGATATGTCTTGGATTATCTTTAGGGTAAGAATAATCACAACCACCACCTTCTTCAGGTATCATATCGATATCGTGATATACTACATAATCACAACCATCTTCAAATGCGTGTTTTGCTGCTATGTTTTTTGTTGCTCCTCTGTTGAATAATTTATCATCTACTTGATGGCCGAAATAAATACAATAATCAATACCTTGTCCATCAAGGTATTTACCAATCTTTGGTATAAACTCTTTTAGATGAGCTTCTCTATTTCTATATGGAACACAAACTCCTAATTTCATAGTGTATCTGCAATTAGTTTTTTAAACTTGGTTGTTGACCAACCATGGTCTCTATTTAAATAGTGAATTGGTATATCTAATTCGAAACCTGTATATGTTTTACCTCTATAATCATCTCCTAAAAATCTGATATCTGGTTCTATTCCTTTCAACAACTCTACCAACTCTTTTTCATAAGTATAATAAGCAATGGAATCTATCCATTTTATTGAAGTTAGAACTTCTGTTCTTTCTTCTTTTGATAAAATGGGTTTTAATTTTTCTGGTCTTTCTATTGATGGGTCTACATGAAGAAGTATTACAAATTGTTGACAATATGATTTACACTCCTTAAACATTTTTATGTAACCAGGATGAATAACATCAAAATTTCCTGCAATTACTCCTGTTTTGTACATTGGCATCATAGTTCTACTGAAATTTTAGTAACCAAATCATTTTCAATTTTAATAACTTCTTTAAATCTAAGAGTATTTAATCCATCAATTCTAAAGTTATCTAATTCTTCTCTAACTTCATTATAATATTTTAATTGATTTTTTCTGGTTTCTCTATGAACCCATTTATTACCGATAGATGAATTAGTTTTATGTTTTAATGATTTAAATCTTGAATCTCTTCTACAAGGTTTTGGTAAAAAAGTTTTGTATGAATGGTTATCTTTATATAAATATATATTATTTAACTTTACCGAATATCTTTGAGCTAAATCTATTGATAGAGTTGATGATGATAACTCTGGTAATATTTGTGTATATAAAAATTGAGATGATTTAAAATCTCCAAAGTTTCGTATCTTGGGTTTTTTTGGATTTTTATAAATTTCCAATATTTCTTCATCTCCCAATGCCACATCATATATTTCTAAGTTAGAAATTAATCCATAAAAGAAATCGTTGTTAGTTAATTTATCATTAGCAGTTCCAACAAATATTTCATTTGATGATAATTCCATTATATCACATCCCATTTCTACTGAATCTAAAAACTCTCCATTAATATATAAACTTACTCTCCAATTGTTAGAACCCTTTATCATACCAGGTGTTTCATACTTCATTGTAAGATGAACCCATCGTTCTCCTAATATATCTGTTGTTATTGAGTAAGGTTTTTTATCAGCATCATAAACTTGACAGAAAAATCTTCTAAATGAATTATAGAACAATCCTATATTATATCCTGGTATTGATATGATAGGAAATTCATCGTAATCTTTATTTTCATTTAATTTAATCTCTGATGGTTTTACTAACATTGATATTGTAAACTCATCTTCTAATAAATGTGTTTTTTCTGCTGTTAATTTTATATAAGAACCATCGCCATTAAATTGAAAATTTTCATAAGTATCAATCTCACTACCATTTGTAATTTCATTATCTAATTGTAAGTTAGATTCAATACATCTAATTAATAAATCATCATCTTCAAATCCCCATCCCCAATATTCATTAGAGAATCCATTGATAGTTTTGAAATCTTCTTTAGTAAACATAGTTACTCCACCAAAGTAATCAAAAAATGTTGTTTCGTAATCGTGTTCTTGTAAGTGAGTTGCTAAATGTAGAGGTTTATCTGAATATGAGTAATCTACATCTTCAGGCAACATATCAACATCATGAAATACAAAATAATCACACCCTTTATCAACGGCATACTTATATCCTGCATTCAGAAGTTTACCTCTGTTAAAAGGTTTGTCATCTGCCTGTTCAACGATGAAGATTTCGTAATCAATATCCTTGATATATTCTTTCATATGAGATAAGAACCTTTTTAATTGTTGTTCTCTATCTCTATATGGAACAATTATACCAAGTTTATGAGTTATCTTCTTATTCTTCAGATTTCTCTTGGATTCTTTCACTACCTCTTTCTGGTCTATTTGTTGTTCCTACTGTTTTTGATTTAGCGATTTGGTAGAACTCATTCAAGTACCACTCTAATCTTTCTTGCCACATATCAGCATCTAAATCATACAACCAATCGTTTATATCTCCAATTGAACCAGCTATGGATTCAAGAGCCTTTACACCTCTTTCTTCAAGAGATTTATGCTTCGTTGTCTCGTTCTTTGCCATAATTGTAATTTAGTTTTTTGTTATAAATTAATTCTTCTTTGAGTTTTTCAAATATCAAACCTTCAAGACCTTCTTTATCGATTGGGAAGGATGCCTCATCAATCCAATCTTCTAATCTTTTAGGCTCCCATTTCAAGTTCTCCAACTCATCATCTATTTTTTGAGGCTCCCATTGTTTAGTATCTATTTCTGCGTTTATTTCTTCTAATCTATATTCTAATTTTTCCTTTTCAACTTGTAAATCATCTAAACGAAATTTTATATCATCTCGTTTTACAGTTTTCATTTTAATATCTTCATTGATATCATCAATATCTGTTTGTTTATCATAGTATCTTGAAAAGAATCTACCGATATTTGCTGTTCTTGAGTTTTTGTTCTGTAAAAACAATGTTTCAACTATTAATATAACTTTTAAAAATATAGATTTATCATCAGAACTTGGTTCTGTTAAATCTTTCAAGTCATTATCAATCTTTTCAAGAGTTTTAACAACTTTTTCGTTATGTAACAATTCTAATAAGTTCATAATTTTTTTTATTTTGTATATCTAATATACTGTAATTTAATGTACTCAATCCTATGGATTTATAATCTAATTTATTTGGAATCACATCGTGAAAAAATATATCAGAATTTTCTGTAATATCCGGGTCGTATTTGTAATATCTTTTTATTATATCTGTATCATTTTCGTGAACCAAAGATTTGTATTCAGAATCTAATCTTATTGGCAGATACAATTCATTTGGTGTGTATCCTAATTTATCTGATTGTAAACTTCCATAAAACTTTAAATGATTTTTATAAGAACCACTATCTAATAAAATCGATTGTTTATATAAAGAATTATATTTTAAGTTTATTACAGGTGATAATCCAAATTTATTATGGATATCATCTAAAGATAAATTACCTCTATTGTATAATATGTTTATAACTTCATCACTTAAATAAGAATCAAACGCCAAAATATTTGATATCATTATAGATGTTGAATCATCTGATATTTTTATATTATTTTTAGAGTAATCATATATCTCAAAATTATCTTTTAATTTTATTTCTTTTGTTTTATCATTTATGGATAACTTTAAAATATTTTCTTTACTATCATATGAATATACACAATGATTCCATCTGTTCCTTGAGTAAGATAATATAATTTCTTCGTGATTATTTTTATTATCCCAAATTTGTGCTATTATTTCATTTCCTCTACTCAAAAACAATCCACTATCACATCCTTCAAATACAAATAAGTTTTTCTTCATTTTACGCTCAAAATCATCATTGAACCAAAACGAAATACTAAATGAATCTTTAATCATTTTTTTAGTAAGTGGATTTAGTAATCCATATATGTAGTCAGTTTCAGAAAATGTATTATATTCTATTTGTTGAATTCGTTTCTCATTACAAACATTTACATTTTCAATTCTATATGGCAGAACATCTAACTCATCATAATTAGAATATACATTATTTAAATCGTATTTCTTTTCTAAGTAAGCACCACTTCTTTGTAATCTATAAAGTAAATCTAAATCTTCAAACCCATAACCCCAATATTCATTTGAATATCCATTTGCATTTTCAAAATCTTCTCTACTGATTAAAACAACTCCACCGAAGTATTGTGGGTAAGGTAATTTATTATCGTGTGCTTCTACATTTGTAGCAAGATGAGTTGGTGAATCAGGATATCCATAATCACACTCATCATTCATAGGTAACATATCAATATCATGAAAAGCAAAGTAAGTGTATTCTTTTCCCACTTCTTTAGAAACTACATTACAGAGTTTACCATAGTTAAATGGTCTTTCATCTGTTTGTTCTGCGATAAAAATAGTGTAATCGATTCCTTTATCCTTTAGGAATTCGTGCATATGAGGAACAAAAACATCTAAGTGGTCTTGTCTATCTCTATACGGAACTATTATTGCTAACTTATCTTTCATTTAGATTTTTACTATAACTTCTTTAAGAGTATTCCAATGGTTATAACAAATATACGAATTTTTTTTGACATTTACAAATAAAAACTCATCTTTTTTTACATCAATCTTCCAATCATTGAGTTGGATAGCTCGATACATCTTTTTATATTCTTTCCAATACGAATAATCTTCTTTTGTTTCTGATACTTCTTTTAATCTTTCTAAAACTGTTGAATCCCATTTAAAATGATGTACTTGTACAAATCCTTTTTCTATTGGATATCGTTTAGGATGATTCCATCCTCTTTCTCTCCAAGTATCAGTATCACCAATCATAGCAAAGTGTTGACCTGGTGTTACATCTACCGAACCTTTCATCACACAACATTTATTTGGCATCGCTCCACTCATAGGATATCTAAAAAATCCTGCAAGTGGAAACGATTTCCAAATATTTGTTTCTTTTGTTACCAAAGGAAACTCACCATCCTCTCCTATCCTATCGAGGAAACCTCCTGTTATAAACTCCCATCCATTTTCTTCACATTCTTGAATCATTTCTCGAATATCTTTTGGATATACATGGAGTTCATCATCATCCGAAACCACCCACCATTCGTTTGGTTTGGTTTGTTTTACTTCGTTGTATAATTCAGTTACTCTTTCCCAATTAAATTTTGGTTCTGTAACTACTTTATATGGTTTTATACCTAAATTTACTACTTGCTCTAAAATACCATCTAAATTGTGTTGTCTATAAACTACAACAAAAATTTCATCTACAATATCTTTGTAGTGATTAATCATATGTGGTAGAAGTGTTGTGTTGTGACCAACAACTGTAACTAAATTTAGTTTTTGCATCTTTGAAGAATTGTTAGACCTGTTGATGCTGGTTTAGTTTTAAATATACCATTATTAAAAAAGTTGAAAATTTCCCATTCTTTATTTTCTTTTAACTCTTTTACCAACTTAGAAGGTCCATTTGTAATTTCTTGATGGTCATTTGTTTTAATATCATCTGTAACAATATATTCTTTTTCAAATGATTCATCTGTATCGTGTATTGAAACGATACCATTTGGTGAAAGTAATTTTGTATATAATTCAAAATCTTTTTTTACATCTTCATAAGAATGACCTGCATCAATATGAAGATAATCTATCTTAATATCTTCTTTTACGAAAAAATTATAATATGCATTTTCAGTAGTATCTAAAATAACTCTTGGATGAAAGTTTTCTCTAAGAAAACTTTTTTCATCAACCCAATCAGTATTACCACCAATACCATTAGAAGCATCTACAAGATATGTTACTCCAATATCACCCCAATTATAATCTCTATTTCCTTCAAAGATTTGTGAATCATATAAATCAACTCTTGATTGTGTCATGATTCGTGGAATGAATCCACCACCACTTCCCAAACAAACACAATTTTTTGCTCTCATATAATGAATAATAGAATAAACCAATAATCCATCACCAAGTGTTAAATCAGTTGCTCCATGTGTCCATCTATAAGGAACTTTTTTTAACTCTACAAAATCATTACCATTAGAATCTTTTTGGTTTGATTGATTGTGAGTAAAAAAATCTTTTATGAAATCAAGGTTAAAGAGTGTCATACCTTTTGTATATATAAATATATGAAATTTATCTTTGTAATAAATCTTTTATTATTTTTGACCAGTTATCTTTATAATCATATTTTTTCATATATGATTTTATTTTATTAAATTCTTCTAATCTAACTTCATGAGAATCAAATTGAATTCTTTTTACTGCTTTATCAAATTCGTTTTTAGAACCCGCTCTATATCTGTAATCTAATTCTTTTGCCCAATCTGTGTGTATAATTGGAAGTTTACCATAATCTACTGCTTGAAATATTGAGTATCCAAATGGTTCTTTAAAGTAAGCTCCATGAAAAATTCCAAAATCTTTTTTCATAAATGTATGGTGTATTGTTGGATTCCATTGGAAAAACTTTGTATTAGGAAAGGTATAAGTAGTACTATCTTTTAAATTTTGAAAATCATATTTACCAGTTAAAACATAACCTTCATACCCATGCATCCAATGAATACATTTTCTCGATTCACATCTTGAAGCAAATCCTAACTTACTATTATCGATTAAATCATTTTGTAATTCAAAGTTGTATTTGAACTCATAGTAGTTTGGAACTTTATAAGTGTAGTTTGGAAAATCTTTGATAACAGCTGATGAGTTATTTCCTATCCAAACTCGTTCTTTAAATGTTGCAATATAATCATTACAAAATGGTTCATCAACTAAAGTATTAAATTGTAATCTTTTTAATTCAGGTATTGCATCTACAACTTGTTTCATTTCTTTTGGATACGCATGAATAAAAATCATTTCAAACTTATCTTCATAATGCCAGATATGTTCTCTTTTATAATAATGAGAATGAAGTGAATAGATACCACTACATTTTTCTAACCATTCTTTTGTTTTACTTGGGTCATCTCCATGAAAGTGATAATCCAATCCTTTTGGTAAAGAAGAGGGTTTAAAGTTTGTAGGTCGTTTTGAATCTATAAGTAATTTCCAATTTGTTCTTTTTTGTAAATTAGGCCAAACTGTTTCTAAAAAATTATTTACCCAAATATCAGCACCACCTTGTATTGTGTTACCTGCACCAGTACAAATCATAACTTTTGTACTTTGTGGTTTAGCTTGATTAAAGTAAGTTAAATGTTTATCTTTTGGTAACTCTCTGTTAATAGTAGAAATTATTTCATCTACATCAAAAGTATCTCCCATATCGGTAAGATAAGTAAATAACCTTTTTTTAATATTTTTTGCTGGAACTCCTTTTATTATCATTTTATTTTTTTATTTCCAATAATTCCAATTTGTTGGTATATCTATGATACTACTTGGCCATAATGCTCTAAGTTCTTCTATTGTTTCAAACGAATCTAATGTAATAGTACTTGGATAATCTCTTAAAGTATTTTTAGTTGATGTTATAGAATTTTTTTCAGATGTATTATCTGTTTCTAATGCTTTCATAAAATCAACATCTAATTCTTTAAATTTTAAATCTCTTTCGTATCTAAATTTAAGTAGATAAAATTTTAATGCCTCTTCTTTATTTATTCTAAATCCCATAATTAATATCCTTCCATCCAATCGTTATATGATTGTGTAAAATCTGAACCTGTTGCATATCCATCAGGTGAAGAAAAATCATATTCTAATCCATAAAATCCACCAGAAGGAATTTCAGAACCACTCAAAAAATTATATCTTTTACCTTGCGGTAACCGTCTTTTTGCCCAATGATGTAAATGTCTATCTAATGTACTACCTGATAGATTATTTAGATTCGATACATGAGAAATTGTAAAAAGACTCCCACTTTCTTCTGATATTATAAAAATTTCGTTACTTATATCTTGCATAATATTTTTTTTATTTTTTATCCTAAAGCTACAAAGTTTAATTCTTCTGGTACTCTTACACCATTACCATCATTATCTCTGATAGTAATATCACAATAAGTAGTAGCTCCTGTACCACTTATTCGTGCTGCATGGTTGTTTACACTTTCTTCAGCTGCAAGACCATCCGCATCATTTCCAGATGAATGATTTGTTCTACCATAAGACATTACAAGTGGTGTCCACTTATATGAATTATGACCTGTAATAAAATTAATTCTTAAATTTTGACTATAATTACTATTAATGTTGGTAAAAGAAATTCCATCAACATTAACACAGGCGTAAAGAGTACCAGCCCCATTTTGTAATGTTGCAACACTTGTACTTTCATTAAATGTTACTGTACATTGTGCTCTACCTGCTGCATATGAATAAGTTCCTAAATCTAATTTTGCTCTCGTATAACCACTATTATCATAAGATGCATCTATTGCAGTACTTGTATCCATAGGTAAATATATACCATGTACTAAACCATCTATTGTTAAATTACCAATTAGTGTTGCAAAGGGGTCATAATCATTAGCGTTAGTATCTAACCTAAATACTTTTTCATCATTAGAGTTTACTTGAAAACCCCCTGCATTTGTAGTCATACCAGCGGATACTGAATTAACGCTGAATGTTCCATCGTGGTTGAATGTTAAAGAAGCTTCTCTAAATGCATCATTACTACCAAAACCAGTTGTAACAAGGTCATAACTTGCTTCTATTCTTGGATAATAAGTAGTAGAATTTGCAAGGCTTACTGTTGTTGTCCTTGTTTGTGGTTGGGTCATTATGGTGGTTTGATTATTTGGAAAACTATCTCCAATAGGGTTATGTGATACTATTCCATTAGAAACATAGTTTTCATATTTTGGAATTCTAAAAGTAAATACTTCTTCTTCAGTTTCAATTAACTCTACTTTTGCTACTAATTGTAAACTTATATCATTATTATCTTTAATATAAATTTTACTTTGACCTTCTACAAGTTCAGTAGCAAATATTTGTTCATTATTATCTAACCAAAAACCATGAGTATCTGAAACTTCAACTATCAATCCATTACTTAATGTTACTTTATATATTTCATTTACAATCCTCTTGTGAATCGATTTGATTTTAGATTCTACATATTGATTGGTTCTATAATCCCATACTTTTAATTTATCATTTTTAGTAATATCTTTAGCTTTTTTAATAAAACCATTTGACAATAAAATTTTAGTATTTCCAATTACAGAAGAATATCCACCTTCAGTATCATTTCCATATGCACTAATACTCCATGTACCAATAGTAGCTATCAATGTATTAGAAGCATAAGTGTTAGAACTATAAATTTTTACACGAATGGTCATTGTCGCAGAACTCATAGCACCTGTTGCAGATACTTGGTTTCCGTTATTTTCATCATAGGTAAAGGTTAAAGAATGATTTCCAGCTACATTAGTCGAAAAAGATGTTAAAGCGTGTGTTAATGTACCACTATCTGAATCAGTATTACCTAAACCGGTTGGGGGCCCTACATCTCTTGTTTGAGTAGACATAGTAACGGTTTGACTTACACTTGTTCCACTTGCATCTGGTGTTGGTAAAGAGGTATCAGTTGATAATGTTGCTCTTGGTACACCATTTGAATCATTTACCTGTATATATTCATCAGTTGCGTTTAATATTACATTACCTTCATTAGAAGTAATTGCATTTTCATCAACTATCCATCCTCCAAGTTCTGCATCTGATGTTATAATTCTACCACCAATACTAGCGTTTGATGCAGATAAGAATCCTTCACTATCTACAAAAAAGTCTCCACCACCAATTGTAATCGTACCACCTTGGATTGTAGAACCACTTACAATTCCCTCAAAGAATGCATCACCAGAAGATGATATAAATGTTTTCCAATCAGTACCATCATGATAACCTAAATATTGTTGTCCAAGATATAAACCTGCCGTATTAGTTGGTGCATCTGGTACATTATCTAACGCAAATGTTGCAGATGGTCCAAAGTCATATGATGTAGGATTTTCTAACCCACCTGTTGTAGCATTAATAGCATCAACACCATCTTGTGCACCATTTATATCATTTTGTAATGATTGTGTTGCTGAGTTTAATGAACTTACACTATTATCAAGTGATTCTGTTGCCGAGTTTAATGAACTTAAAGAACTTGCTGCTGGTCCACCTGTTATTGTGATTGAACCTTCTATGTTTAAGTTACTACCATTCCATTGTAAAGCACCACCAGTACCGCCAAGATAAAATCTACCACTACTATCCATGTAAGTTTTCCAACCACTATTGTAGTAACCCATTTTATCATCACCCAAATGTAAACCATTTTGACCTGGTGTACCAATAGAATCTAAGTTGTTAGGATTAAAAGTATAAGAAGTCGGATTTTCTAAAGATGATGTAACACTTTCTAATTGAGATACTGCACCATCTAAAGAACTTACATCATCTTGTAATGATTGTGTTGTAGAGTTAATTGAGTTTAAAGCACTTTGTGCCGAACCACCTGTTATTGTGATTGAACCTTTAATATCTAAATTAGAACCATCCCACTTTAAATGTCTTGTTCCACCTGAGTTTACAAGTGATGCTTTTGCAGTACCACTATCGTATCCTAAAAATATTCCTGCTCCTTCGTAAGTTGCAGCACCAATTGCAATTGATGGATTAGCATTAGAATTACCATGGTCTGAATTTAGTGCAATTACAGGATTAGAACCATCCGAACCAATATTTATTGTTCGGTTAGCATATACATCTTGAGCAAATAAAATATCAGTAGCTACTGAACTAAATTCTGCACCAAATTCTTCCCAATCTGTTGAAGAACCAGGAGTTCCCCAATTTGATGTTCCACTATCTGATGGATTTGATGCAAGATAATAAGTACTACTATATTCAACTATATCTCTTCTTGTTTCAGTATAATAATATGTTGTTCCACTATCATATTCTCCTCTATAAACTACACCTGGTCCTACTAACTCTCTTCCAAATCCAATGTAATCTAAAGATTGTACTGTTAGTGTACCCGCTGAACTTACAAAAGTTAATTGTAAAACAGTATCTCCACTACCATCTGCATTTGTTTTAGCAGCTACTGTATAATTTCCATAATTATCTGCATCTTGGTAAAGAACGATTGTATCACCAATTTCAAGGGTTCTTTGACAATAAACTTTCATATCAGTAGAAAAGTTATTATCAGATGTTAAACTTGCACCTAACCCAAGATAACCAATATTAACAAAACTCGTATTTGTTGTAATTGCAGTTGCACTTGCATTCCACAATCCATAATGTGTATTTGAAATTGTTGGTGTACCTGTTGTTCCTGGTGAACCATCAAAAGGAGTTGAATCTAACGAATCAGATACTCTTAATGATGTTGGTGATATTGGTGGTTTAGCATCTTTTACCTTTACAATTTTTTGTTGACCGGTTCTACTAAAAGAGGTTCCATCAAATCTCTTTCCACTTGCAGTATATGTAATTGTTACTTTATCTTCATCTTGGTCTATATCATCGTGGTCACTAATAGTAAATGTTGTTGTACCATTACCACTAATAGCACCAAGTTGAATTGATGAAGCTGGGCTAATTGAAGTTGATATTGTATATTGTCCATTTCCTGCTGTACCAGTTGTGAATGTTAATAAATCTGCTCCTTGAAATACTTGAATGTCTGTTCCAGTATCAGTATAATCACCCACAAAACCACCATTGGTTGAAATAACATCTTCAAAAGGATTACTTACATCAACTGTAATTGCAGAACTACCATCTTGTAAAACTTTTATTGAATCCGAATCTGCATAGACAACAGAATCTTCACTATTTGTTAATGAAGCAGTAATTGGGAATTTGGTTGTACCACTATTAAAAGAACTTACAAAATCTGTATATCTTGCATAAACTCTATCACCAGTTGTTGTAGTACTTCCACCAACTGCTTGTGCATATAAATTTTGTCCAAATGTCCATGTTACCGAACCAGTAATGTTTGATTTTATAACATCAATTTGTAAATATTCAGGTGAGTATGAACCTGATTCTGGTTTAATAAAATTACCACCATCGGATATATCAATTTCTAAATCTTTAAACTTAATTCCATCTTCAGCAATACTAAATGTATATTGTCTATCTAACTCATTATTTGAAGTATCTGCGTTATCTATAAAACCTATTTCAAAACCACCTTGAAGTGCAGTTACTGCAGTTGGTGTATATTTTAATCTTCCATCTGGTAAGGTTGAACCAGATACAGTAATACCATCAAAATCAGAAGGACTAGAAGAACCTGTTCTAAATGTATTATTTCCATATGGTGAATTTTGGTCATAAGTAAATTCTGTTAATATACCATCTATATTTTTATAAAACCTAACTCCGGTACTTCCATTTTCTAATGCACCATCTTTTAAGTTTCCAAATTCATCTGCAGGGAAATTGTGTGTTTCATTTGTAAAAAATACAGTATATATTCTTCCTTTACCTACACCATATACTTCTAATTCATCATCTACATTTGTATAAGATTGACCTTGTTCTCTTGCTCTTACTTCAAAAAAAGCAGTTCCATCAACTGCAGGTAAAGAACCACTATCGGTTGGTATTTCTATTGTATTGGTTGTACTAAATGCTTGTATTTCGGTATCATTTTGTAAAAACTGATATTCAGGTGTTCCATATCCTTGTGCAGAACCTGTTAATCCAATTGTGTTTGAACCTGTTACATTTCCATAATCATCATATTTGATAATAAACCTATCTGTTTTTAGTTTTACTGCTTTTGCAGGGTCTCCATCAACACCAGTTTTAGAAACTGATATATCAAATCTAACATTTTTATTTTCTACAAAAGTACCTTCCGAATCAACATAAGAAATAGAAGCCGAACCAATTGTTCCTATGTATGAAGCTGGTGTTGCGTATGAAGTTGCATAATCTGGTGTTATTATTTCGTTTGAATTTGAACCAGATAAAACTCCATTTATTTGAAATTTATATGTTTCAGAATCTCCACCACTTAATCCATCTTGATAAGAATATTCTGTACCTCCTTCTTGTACAACCACTTCAATAGTTTGTGGTACTTCAAAACCACTTGAACCAGAATTAATTGTTTGTGTTGATGGTGATGTTTTTGTTAATACATTTGGTACTGCCTTTTTAGATTTGGTATATGATACAATCTTTTGAAATGATTGTGATGTTATATTATCACCAGCAAGATATTCAATATCTAATGTCAGCGAACCACTATCTTTTGATGTTTCAAATGCAGAAATAGAATAATTTGCAGTATTTGGTGATGTATCTGTTGCGGTAACATTTGTTGCAGTAATTGTTTTTATATCAAATGTATTTCTATTTCTTGAACTATCTGAATCATAATCATCGTGTGTGATTTGAGTATTTCCGATAAACATTTGTACCGAACCACTTGATGCTGCAAATCCACCAGTAACTTCACCAGTTGATTTTGCAGAGAATGAAGTTGAATCATTTGAAAGTACAAGTGAAACTGCATCAAAATTTATTACTTTAGAAAGTGTAATCTCATCTGATTGATTATTTCCAAACACATCTGAACCTGTAAATGAATAAGTTACATTATCAAAATTATTTGATGCGAATGATTGTGAAAATTCAGTTGCAGAAATCGTATATGTATCAATTCCACCTGCAGTTGAAACATATGTTAGTTCCGGTAAGTTAGAACCACTATTTACCTCAATTGGTGTAATTAATGATGCTAAGTTTTTTCTTTGAGCACGAACTGTAATGCTCTGTCCACTTGGTTTTGGTGAAAGTGTTGTTGGTTCGTATATAAATTGATTTGCGTTAGAAGTTACAATTAATTGAGGTGCATTATCACCATCTTCTAATCTAAATACAGTTTCAAATTCTTGTACATTTTCAAGTGATGCAGTATAAATAATTGAACCTACTCTAATAATACTTTCAGATGGAATGGTTGGTGTATCTAAACTACCACTAAAGTTTGCAATAGTAATTAGTGCACCTACCGGTGTTATTGAAGTTAATAAACCAGGATAAGAACCAGTCCAACTTGAACCATAAACCAAAGCACCACTATCATGATAAGATTGAGATGTAATTAAATTACCACCAACATCAAATGCTTGTGATACAAAGGTTAATGAACCTGTAAGATTTTGTCTTGTTGATTTAAATTGTAATGTTTGATTTGGTGGATTTGCAATTGAACCACTTGAAAATCTAAATGCATTTCTATCTGATTCAAATGTTAAAAGTTTACCACTTGTTGGAAAATCATTACCACCATCAAACTCTTTTGAAGCCAAAACCTCAACAGGAATAAAATTGTTATTTATATCATAAAACTCAAATTTGAAATCAAAAGTTTCAATTGCAGTTTTTCTTGGTATATCTTGTATAATTGTAAATTCATCTGGAGAAAATGAAGTTTCTTGTGCATTTCTTATAGATACATTAGATATATACCAATCGGCACCCCTAACATCAAATCTAAGTTTAGCATCTCCAGTATTTTTGGCAATAATATTTTTAGTTATATCTTGTTTTGTTTGTAATTGTACTGAACCACTAAGAACTAAGAAATCTTCAATAAAATCAGATGAACTTAGTGAAGCAGTAAGTAAATAGTTATTTTCAGAACCAGTATAGTATGTACCTTTTTCAACATGCAAACTCCATGAAGTAGGACCATCGTATTCATCGGGTTGTGAAAGATAATCATACTGAGATGTAGATTCGTTCCATTCTTGATGTGTTGTTCTTTTTAAATTAAGATAATGGTCTGTACCATTTGCATCAACAGATGTTAATTGGAATGTATTTCTAAAAGGTACAAACTGAGGAGTGTGATATTGTGAAAGAACAGGACCTTCATCATAATACAGTCTACCAAGAGTACTTCGTTCAGCAGAATTCATATACTTCCACACACCACTAAAAGATTCTGAACCACTACTCCATGTAAGTTTATAGTATCCATCATTTACAAATCCATTACTGCCACTATTTTCAGTAAAGGAACCAGATGTTTGATACATTCGAGGCCATGAGTCTCCACTACCATATGAACCACTCCATAAACTTGCACTTTCTAATGATTGAGTGGTAGAATATGATTCACTTGCTTCATTGTATTGAATTCCAAACCAAGATGATAAATCACCTTCAACTGAACTACTAATTAAAGTTTTAAAACTAAGTGCATATTCATTCCCCTCTACAACTGATATAGATTCTGATGTATATAACTTTTGATAGTTGGTGGTATAATTTTCTCCATATTCAAATGATGGATGGTCTCTTCGTACTATACTATTATCAAAATCGATTTTAGCCGCTCTATTTAATTTAGATGAATCAACTGTTACAGAATGCCAATCAGATGAAGTTACCCAATAGTTTTCTAAATTTGAATTATTAAAGTTTCCATATAAAATTTCTGTATTACCTGAAGTTGTTACATCTCTTAAAAGTTCTTGAGATTCTAATTTTGCTTCTTGAACAAATTGATAATCACCAACTGCATTTCTTGATTTTCTAAAAATCTTAACTCGTGCTACATCTCCAACAAAAGTTTTTAATTGTGAGATATCTATCTTTGCAAATGAACCAATAATTGAAGTTTCACCAATTGTTTCGTTTTCTATATCATCATATGATGCACTGAAATTATAATCATTCGTAGAAGGAAGTAGAGGATTTCTAATTGGAAAATTTTGTACTATTCCATTTGAATCTGTATAAGGTTTATCAACAATTAAAGTAGTATCGTTTACTACTTCTATTACCTTCGCAGTATGAAGTATTTCATTCCCACTACCTGAAGCATAAATTGTTATCGTATTTCCATCAATATCTGAATCAAAACTACCAGTATCATTAACACTTAGTTTTTTTCTTACTAATTCATAAGATGTTCCTGCTGTCCATGTACTTAAATCAGTACCAACGGGTGGAATTAGTGCGGAACCAAATACCTTTCCCAAATCTGTTTTTGTAACAACACTTTTTGAAAATACAGGTTTAACAAGTTCTGTTATATTAACAAGAGGTCTTTTATAAAATCTAACAATATTTTCATTTGAAAGATTTTTATTTATTTTAAATTCTTGTTCCCATTTAACATTATAAACACCCTTCCACTCTTCTGGTATTTCTAAAAGTTCTCCCTCAGTTCCTAAGTAAGTTTTTAGTTCACCAAGTATAGTAATTTTACCAATTCCAATTGGTGTATCCTCATACACATGAACAGATACTAATTTTGAAGTACCTTCATAATATTCAGGTACACCATCACCAGGTTCAAAATATACAGGATTGTTGTTTACATCAAGAATTTCTATTTTAACCTCAGTTCCTTCTTTTAAAAATTCAGAACCTTCTATTAAGAATCCATTTTTACCACCAGTAAATTGCTCACTAAACTCACTAATTCTAAAATATTGTGAATTAGGGTTTGTATCATTTATAAAAGAACTAAATGATGATAGGTTTTGAAAAGGTGAAAATTTTTTAATTATAGCCATATAGATACTCGAATTACTACTATAAATATCTTTAAATAATATTTATAAATATATATTCAATAGAAATCTATATATTATGGGAAAATATACTACAATACAAATAAAAAGAGAATTATACAGAGAACTACACAACTATTGTTGTGAGTATGGTTATACTAAGAGTGGTTTAATTGAAAGGTTAATTAAACAAAAGATAAACCAACCCAAACCTCAAAATGTTTTAAGGGTTGCTAAAACTTAACTTGGGAAAATCCTTTTTCTTTCTTAATCTCAATAAGACCATCTACAACATCTCTCATTGAGTCAATGTGTGATATTACCATTACGAAATCAAACTGAGTTTTAAGGTATGTAAACAGCATAAAGAGGGATTGTAGGTTCTCACTATCTAAAGTACCGAACCCTTCATCTATCACAAGGAAATTAGGTCTTGGAAGGTTACATACATTAATTAGAGCAACTCTAATTGCTAAACCACTAATAAACCTCTCCATACCACTACACATTTCCAAACTCCATCTTTGGTCTCCATATACAAGATATGCATTAATGTTCTTACCATCAATCTCTAATTGCATTCCAAACTCTACGATTTGTGCTAAGATATTATTTACCTCACCTTCAATCATTGGTAATGCTTTTTCAATCAATTCATAAGATACACCATCTTTGGATAATGCATTCAGATAGAAATCAAACAATCTACTCTGAGATTCTAAATCCTTAACCTCATTGATTCTATCTTCAATAGTTTCCTTTTGGTTCTGTAATGCTGATACTTTACCATTTAATTTAAGAACATCTGTATTTACTCCTTTAAGTTCATCCTTAACAATTGTAAGTTTTTCTCTTACTCCAGTAATCTCATTTCGTATTTCCTTATTCTTATTAATCTGCTTTTCATTTTTATAATATTCTTCAATAAGTTTCTCTTGTTGATTAAATTGTTGTGAATTTCGTAATTCTTCAGTTTCAATTGTTGATAACTTGTTAATAAGTTGGGATACTTCTCTATCTATTTTATCTTCTTTTTCTTTTGCTTCTTGAAAATTATCCCATTCTTTTTCATAATCTTTAAGAGAATCTTTTTCAATATTTAAATTTAACTTTTGTTTCTGAAAATCTTGTAGTGAGCTTTTACTTTCTTCTATTTTAGAATCTACATCTGATTTTGTTTCTAAAATAGATTTAGAGTTTTCCATACAAATATCACATTCTTCATTATATTTGTGTTTATCTAAATGCTCTTTTCTATCATACAAAGATTCTAATTTAATATTAACTTTTTCTATTTCAGTATCTACATTTGTTAAATCTTTTTTTAATCTTTTTAATTTAGTAATTCCTTCTTCTAAATTTTCTTCATCAAACTTATCTAATATTTCTTCTAATTGAATTTGTAATTCTTCCCTATGAGTAACTCTATCTTGTATAGATTCTTTTTGAGTTTGAATATCTTCTTTTTTATCTTCGAGGATTCCTAGTCTCTTTTCTAATTCTTCGATTGAAACTCCACTATCGGCATTTAACTTTACGATTTTCTCATTTAGGGATATAATTTTTTTGTTTAGAACATCTTCTTCATCCTTTAAAGATTTTTGAGAAATTTCTAATAACTTATATTCGTTTTTATTTGTTTTTAAATCAGTGTCGATTTCTGCCAATTTTGTCGTAAAATCATCACTCTTAAATTTTCTGATAAGTGTTGCATTATCTCTATTCTCATCTGCTGCCTTTTGATATAGTTTATCAAAGATGTTTACACCAATAAATTGAGAAAGTATTTCTTTTCTTTCCGATTGTGATTTATCTATAAAGAGTGCATTGTTTCCTTGTAGAGAAAGAGCAGTTAGAACGAAATCCTCAAACTTACCTAAGTACTTTTCTATCTCTTTATTAGTATCTTTTCTTTGTTCACCATTAAGTGATTCTATAACTCCATTATCATCTCTCCAAAAATCTACATCTACTTTTACTGATGTACCCTTTCTAACATACTTAGCCCGTCTCTCAATGAAGTAATCGATTCCATCTATCTCAAAGTTAAACTTACAATAGAAAGTAGGTTTACGATTGTTTAAAACATTCTTAGAGATGTTTGTACGAGAAGTCTTATCATAGATACAGAAAGAGAGTGCATCCCACATAGAAGATTTACCACTAGCGTTGGGAGCAAAGATACCCATGATACCTTGTGCTTTATCAAATCTAATTAGATTACCCTCACCATAGGAAAACATATTAGAAAACTCAAATGTCTTTGGTGTCCATAGAATGTTACCCATTGAATCTGAATCATCTATATGTGAGTTTAGTTCTGAGTTTATTTCTGCTATCTTATCTAACTCCTCATCTTCTAATAGATACTGTCTTTCTAAGTAATCTCGTATTAAGGAGTTTTGGAATGTTTCATCTTTAACATTACCGACAATGTTTTTATTTACTTTCTGATTTGTTTTTAATTGACCGATTGTATCAGTTCTTGTTACAGTAACTTCGGCAACTTTGAATAACTTCTTTAGTTCAGTTATTCTTCTCTTCATATCACTTGCCTCTGTTCTTGTGAATCTCAATCTTAATCTTGGATACTTTGGAAGTTTAGTACCAACTTCATCATACACCCATTGAGGTATCTTACCATCTACAACATCAACTGTTAAGAATCCATAATCATTATGGATATGGTGTTCTGTAAAAGTTCTTGTTGGAATATCCCAAAGTAAGTAACCATGATTTTCAAGTAACTCACCATGATTTTGTTGAATCATGGAACCAGCATAAGCAATGTGTTCATAACCAGGTCCGAATGTTTGTCTTTTATGGATATCACCCAACATGGCCATATCGAATCCATCAAACATATCCACTTGGAATGAGTTTGAAGAAACGGTATAGCCGATATCTGTTTGAGCTTTGTTTACTGGTCCATGAAATAAAACGATTTTATTTTCTCCATCAACGGTATCTCCTTTAGGCCAATTTTCCTTGTTATCCAATATAGAATAGACAACGAAAGTAAGATTATGAATATTATAGACACCAGTATCACGAAGATAATGAATTCGATTATTTCCAAGATTTTCGATAATTGGTGTGAGTACATCTAGTCTGTGGGAATTATTTAAATTACAATCATGATTACCTGTGATTAACACAGTTTCTCTTAACTTCGCACACTCGGTGAGAAACCAACTTATTTCGTGTACGAGTTCGGGTGACATCTCAGTTTTAGCATGAGCAATATCACCAGCAATATAGATTAGAGAATCTTCTATATTATCTTGTTTAACTTGTTTTAAGAATTTTTTGAATACTTGTTTGTATTCTTTATGTCTTTGGAGATTCCTAATATGTAAATCTGCCAAATGATAAACTTTATTTATTATCATAAACCTTTTAATTTTTGTGATATAATATCACCGAAACCAGTTTCTTCTGTTTCTTTTAATTTTGAATTTATTTGTGAAAATCCCATATCAGATGCATCTTTATCTGATGGTACAATGTTTTTTGTTTGAATACCTTGATTGGTATATTGCATAGTATATCGTAACGCTTCTTGTTGTGCATCTTCATCTAATAAGATGTTAACACTCTTTACTCCATTTTTAAATATAGCATCATTTAATTTTTTAGGAACGAACTTACCCAATATTGGTATAGCATTCCTTTTTACCGCCATTGCATCAAATACACCTTCTACTAATGTTATTGGTTCTTTCCAATTTATTTGGTTTTCGAACATGATAACATTTTTCGAAACTGGTGGATTTTTGTATTTAAATTTTTCCTCAGTAAATACAGACCTCGCGATGAAGTAATTGAGTCTGTTATCTCTATCATAAGAAGGAATAATAATCCTATTGGCATAATGACCAGAATCACAATAACCGATATTATATCTTCTAATATCTTCTCTAGTGATACCCCTTTCTTCTGCATATTTCAATGCCTTTCTGTACACAGGATTTATCTTTCCTTTTGGTACTTTTAAAAGTGACTGAAACTCATTAGGTAACCTTAACTCTACCTTTTCTTCTTCGGTATCCTTACTATAAACAATATAATCATCACCATAGATTTCATATAATTTCTTTAATTTATGAGAATCTACATGAAGTCTTTTAAGTAATCTTTGTATCTTTCTTCCTTTTGCATCACAAACCCAACAATGCCAATATTGAGTTTTTAAGTTAATTTGTAACTTTTTCTTATGGTGATGGCAAAATGGACAGTAGTGAGCTTGTTCATCATTTTTCATAGATGTACCCACTCCCAATACACCATTTAATATGTTTATAACTTCTTGTTTCTCGTGATGTGAAAGCATACTTTACCTTTAAAACTATACAAATATACGAAAAATAATTTAAATATCCAAATCTTTTCTAAAAAATTTGCCTAATATATTATCATTTAACGATAATTCATCCTCTAAAACCTTATTTTGAAACAATTCTTCTACTTCATAATAGGTTAATGATTTTGGTGTTTTACAAAATCTAAGGATTTTTAACTCCAAACTATCATTTATTTTATCTTGATTACCAGTTTCTTTTCCAGCTTCGTGTTCATGGAACCACAGTTGAACTGCAGTATTTGAAGAACGATAATCTACCCATTTAGATTCTTTGATTACTTTTCTTTTTCTTTTGTACCCCTTTAGTGGTGGTAATGTTCTTTTTGCATATAAGGATTTTTTCCCTATATAGTATTCACCTGTTTGGTGGTTTATTATTTTGTATATAAATCCGATAGTCCCCTCAGGCATATCTGATATTTCTGTTATTGGTCTACCTTGGTAACTCCATCCCATAGTTAAAAATTTTAAAGTCATTTTCATACCTTTCTTTTACCCAATCTATCATCCAATCTTCGCTATAAAAGGTTTTATAATAACCCTCTTGTTTTAGATTTGGATGTCTATCATATATTGGATTTCGGTTCAAATGAGGTAACTTATAATTATTAACACCTATTGTGTTAAAAATATGTTTTATATCTTCTTTTAAGTTTTCATACTTTCCTATAAAAGAAATCTTTTTTTGTTTATTACTTCCAGCTTTTGTAAAAAAATACTGAGGCATTAACCATATATCACTTTTACTTTCTTTTGTTAATAAATCTGAGAATGTTGATTTATAGATACCTTTTCTTATACCATGTTCATATACAGAAGCTAATCGTGTATATGGATTTCTTACAAATGTAAAAATAAAAAAATCATCTACATCCTCAAATGCTCTAATAGAATCATGTGATTGTAAAATTTTAGTACCAGGTATTTTTGATAATACATTTGTAATTGATGTACCACCTGTTTTAGGTATGTGAATAAATGCCCATTTCTGAGCTTGGTTAATGAGTAAACTCAAAATGAAAGTTTTAGCGTGAAACAGAATCAGAATATTTTTTCTGATTTAATTTTCCTCCTCTTGCATTTGCAAGAGCTTTATCATCTTTGTGAAGTTTGTTTGTAGAATCAGCTGATATAGGAGTTTTATCTTTACCCTTATCTGCTAATTTAGAAAATTCTGATTTGTTGTATAAGTCTTGTATTGATGCCATAATTAGTATCTCCTTTGTATTATATAAATATAGTTTATGTATCGAAACGAACAATAAAGTTCACATCGTAATCTGGTAGGTTCTTTATTGGTGTTGGTAATTTAGCAACTGCAACCATATCCCCATCATTATCATACAACCCAATAGTTGATATATAAGTTGTTAAATATGAGCCTGTTGGGTCTGTTGATGCATTAGTAAAATAATCATTCCAAGTACCAGTTGTAGAACCATATGAACCTGTATAAGATGATTTTTGTGATATATCTCTTACTTCTTTTATTTTTTTAGTTTGTGCAGAACTTACATTTGTAACAGCAGTTGTTGTGAAATCATATGAACCACTTAAAGTTACATCAACTGCTGATGGGTTTTGTGAATAATTAAATTCACCAGCTTTACTTGAAATTAAAACCTCGGTTTCGTGTATTGTTTTTGTACTTTTAAATGTACAACTATATTCACTAAGTTCTGATAATCCAGTAAATACTAACAATCCATCGGAGTAAAATATATTACCATATTGTGTTTGGTCAATATTCAATCCTTCAAACTCTAATGGAGATGCCGTCTCAAGAGTATTATTTTGAAAATCAAGCCTAACAACTGTAACAGTATTGGTATCACTTCCAAATGTTAGTACAGCTACTCCTGTTTGAAAGTCCATACTTGTAATTGTTCCTGTAAACAAATCTCCATCAGCATCTTGTATAACAATACTACTATCTTGTAAATCAACTGATACTACAACATATATAGGTGTGTTTGCTGTTACATTTCCTTGAGAATCATCTACATAAACAACACCATCATTATCAGTAAACTGTAAACTACCTGGTTTAATTCTTTCACCATACTTATTCTGTGGAATTGGAATAACATAAATAGTATCACTTATATTTCTTTTAGTAGTAGCATCCGATGGGTCTTCAAGGCTTCCGAATAAGTTAAATATATTATCTTGATTTTGAAAATATTTTGATTTTATTGAAGAATATAAAGAAGAAGTAACAAAACCACTTTGAGTAACAGAGTTATCTATATCATAATATCCCTCACCAAGAGATGCAGATATGACAGAATAATTAGAGTGTGTTACTGTCCAATTCTTATGAACCTTAAAACTCCTACGATTGACACTCGATTTTGGTATTGTTTTTAACATAGTGATATTACTCCTCTATATAAATATGTAGAAATAAAAAACCCCATTCACGATGGGGTTTGTTATGTTTGAAATGTGTACCTACGGTTTAGAAATCAAGTTTTACTTTGATTAATACTTCTTTATCAAATGATTTAGCAATTGGTTGTGATGTTTTAGATACTGCAATCATTTCGTTTGCATCATTATATAATCCAACAGTTGTAATAAATGTATTTGGATTTTTTTCAAATGTTGATTCTGCGAATGTTCCATCTGAACCTGTTACAAATGTTGGGTTGTTAGAGAAGTTAAATTCTCTGTTAGTTGCTCTTACAAAGTAATGTGAAGTAGAAACATTTTCTGTTCTTCTTGCTTCAAAATCAGCACCTAACTGAATTGATTCAACTAATCTTAAATGGTTTTTAGCACTTGCATTTGTTGCTAAACTTCCTTTTAAATCTCTACCATGAACACTTCCAAGTGAACTTGAAACTGCTGTTGGGTTAAGTACTATTAATCCTTGGTCAGGGTAGAACAGTCCAAATCCTTCTCCATTTACACCATAGTTTGTATTGATTGTTGCTGAGTTCTCTGTACCTAAGTTAAGTGAACCACTTACAACATTAAATACTCTACCTGCTTTTCCAACTGTATCATCAAATTTCTTTCCACTATCATCTATTAATGTAGTTGTACCCAATGAACCACTTAAAGTAAGTGACCAGTTTCCTGCATCCATTTTTTCTTTATATCTTGCTCTTGCAACATTGATTACATAGATGGCATCTGAATCGTGTGTTCCTGCAGCTGATGAAGATACAAATGTAAATTTAGAATCATCTTGGTCTAAAAGGATTGAACGATACTGATTGTAAGTTGCTTTAGTTTCTAAAGTTGAGTTATCATCTCCAGATAATGCTGGGGAACCTTTACCCAATCTATTCCCATACGCAACTGCAAACTGTACTGATGATGTTGCTGCTGTATCGTAAACATTATAGTAATATTTACCACTTGCTGCTGATACTTGAGCAGATGAGGTATAGAAAGATGTTAAACTTCCAGTATCACCACTCCAAAGACCAGTTGTAACAACTTCAACCTTACCATTAATTTGGTCAAATTCGTTAAATCGTTTATAAATTCCCGTAGTAATTGTACCACCTTGTCCTGCTAACTTATCACCACCAACTAAATATTGGTTAATGATAGTGGCAAGTTGTTCAGAGGTAAGATTACCTTGTTGAGCAGATAAGTAATTTGCTAACTCTTGGGTTAAGTTTGCTCCTGCTTGTCCTGTTATTTGTGCCATTTTATTTTTTCCTCTTTATTAACTTGGTTGTACATATGTTATTGTTACTGGAATCGATTGTGAACCACCAGTCTCATTTCCATAAACAGTAATAGTTGTTTTAACTGTTGCTGTTATGTTAGGATTAGGAATGAAAGTAAATTCAAGTCCTGTTTCAACTGCGGCTGTTGCAGTTAATTCATCCCCTAAGAATGTTGGTGTTGTTCCATTTTCTATACCACTACCTACGATAGAACCTGCGTTTTTATTAGCAAGTATTACTGTATATCCACTTTGTGTGTTTCCACTTGGTGAAGTTGTTGGTGATAAGTTCACCTGTCCACCATTTTGAGTTGTAGAAATTGAAGGGACTCCAAACTCAACTTTAGGAATCTTAGTTGTACCTTTTGGTAAAGTAACTAACTTGTATCTTAATACTTGAGTTTCATCTGGTGAAGCTTCAGTTACAGGTATTGCTCTAATAGCTGCATCATAATAAGCACTTCCTTTTGGATGTGCTGGTTCGTAAAGGGTATAATCTATTTCATCATCACCCAAAGCGAACTTTGTGATGTTTAAACCTTGTCCAGCTGCTAACTTCTCTCTACCCTTCTTAGTAAGAATTGCATCTACTGTGATTTCGGTGTTATCTAAATAAGCCATAATTTAAATTCCTTGTTAATGTTATTCAATATATAAATATAACTATTTTATAAAATCATTTAATCTACCTCTAATATTGGTTCTCCACTACCTCTACCACTCTTGTTTACTCTTAATGTATTCGGGTTTGTAGTAAATGTTTGTACAGGTGAACCACCATCTAAAGTAGTTGCCTGTGTTTGTTTTGAACCATTAAAGAATGAGTTTTCTAAACCAGTTGTTAAATCCCCAACATTTCTATAATGAGATGGGAAATATCCATTTAATGGAGTTACAGAAACAATATCACCTCCACTTGGAGTTGATGTTTCTAATCCATTAGAACCAGTAAATGGTAAAATGGTTACTTTGTTTCTATATTTTGTTTGTGTTACAAATTGTGTACCTTGAGATGCATCATCTGATATATTTTCTGGTACATCTTCTGTATAAGATTGTTTTACTAAAAATACTTTTACTCTTTCTTTTATTCTATTTCCAGATACATCTATGTAATTTCTTATAGAATGAGAACCACTTCCATATAATCCAAATCCTAATCTTGATATTCCATCAGGATCCATTCCTATTTGTTCATATGCAGTTGAATCATATTGACCTTGTACTGAACCTGTGATTTTAGCATCGATATTAAATACAATACCACCCATGGTTGAATCTTTATCTCTTGTAATACTACCAACTAAGTTAATATCGGATTCTGCAGATATGGTTGTAGAATAATCAGGATTTGTTCCAGTTAAAGTTACATCACTTTCTGCATCTACAACTCCACTATATTGTGGGTTTGTTCCTTGTAAATTTATATCAGTTTCTGCATCTACAACTGCGTTATATTGTGGATTTTCACCATTTAGATTTACATCTTCTTCAACATCAATAGTAGTACTCCAATTTCTTTTTACAGAAGTTGGTTTATTCCATTTTGTTTTACTTCTTTCTAAAATATGTGGTTCAATTAATAATCCACTTGATGTAATTGCTCTATGTGGTACAAGTGATTCTAAAGTTTCAAATAAAGATTTATCTATATATCTTACTAATTGAATATATTCTTGGAAATTAAGAGAGTATCTATCAAAGTAATAATTTCTTAATTGTTTTAATTCGCTGTACTCATCCGAGTATTCATCTGCTGGATTACCAATATAATCATCTATACTAAACTCACCCAATCCTTTTAGAATATCTAAATTAATTTCTTTAATTGGTGAAAAGAATAACCCTAATCTATTTGAATCAACAGGTGATTGGTCAAATGATTTTTTGGTTGCTCTTGTTCTATAATTTAAATCTAATATTTTAGTTTGTGATTCAAATCTTATTTTATTACCAAAACTAAATCCTGTTGATGGAACATTTGCAGTTACATCTCTATCATATGGTGTATATTGGTATGGATAACTACTTTCGTTTGTAAATCCACTAGCAACAGATGAAGTACAATAACTTGTTATTATTGCAACATTTTTAATATCAACATCACCACTTGTATGCCTATTCTTTGGATATTCAAAATCATTTCTAAATATTAAATCATGAGTTGAAGCTGATATATGATTTCCATCAACTGCATCTGGAAATAATGTGTGATTATCAACTCTTGATTCTGATAGTGGTGTTCTCCACAATCGTATTTCATCAACAGAAGCAGTAAGTGTACTACCTCCTACTTTTATCTCACTACCACTAGTCCATCCACTTACTCCACTTATAGTTAAACTACCACTTACATTAGTTCTAATTCTTTCTTGAAATCCTTCTTTTGCGTAGAATGTAAATACATCATTTCCACTTGTTGTTTCTTTAGTTACAACAATTTGAGTATATCCATCATTAAATAATGGAGCAGTTTCAGTTGATTCACTAACCAAAGTACTTCCACTCATTACTCTAAGTTCTACTTTTCCAAGAGAACCTGTATCTTTTAATAAATGTAGAGACCAATCTGAACCGCTTAATATTTCTTGGTCTTGTCTTTGTTCTGTATTTAATCTTAATTCAACAGAGTTTGGATAATCTGTACTTAATGTATTACTAAATGGTTTCCAAGGTATTGTTATTGCTGATGAACCACTTATGTTAATAGATGCTGTTCTATCTTCAAATGTAAATTTAGTTGTACCACTTTGTGTTGTATCTTTTGGTCCACCAAATTCCATTACAGTTAATAAAGAATTAGGAATACCATAACAACTCATAGCCGCATGAAGTGCTCTCTTAGTTCCTTTGTGTTTGTAAAGATATGGTAAGTTATTTAAAATTCTTCTCCAAATTTCTTGTTGTCTATCTTTACCACTCATTTCAGTTACAACAGTACCATCGGTATGTTTACCAAAAGCATATTCCCAAAGGAATTGAGATTGTGCTCCCATATCAGCATCAAATCCAAGTGATTCTAACATATGATAAACTAAATCATTTGTTATTCCATTTTCATATTTATGTTCTAATTTTTTTGAATTAGAAATACCCTTTATATGTGTCCATAAAATATCAAAGTGTTGTCCAACCATATCAAAGAATAAAACAAACTCTTGTCCTTTATCATCTTCTTGAATGTGTTGTGGTAAGTTATAAGTAAACCTTGATGTATTGGTATTATCATAATTAGTTGCAGAATCAATAGCACCATTATACCAATCAACAGCAGATGAACTTAGTGGATGTATAATACTACCTGTACTATTTGTTTTTGGATATGTAAAAGTATCAGCCGAAGAAGATTCATATAAGAATTTTTCAAAAGAATCAAATCCTTTTTTAATATTGTTTATTTTTGTAAGTTGTGAGTTAGCCTCATTTGTTACTGAAACAGACCCCGTCCAATCGGTACCTGTTGTTAATAAATTATATCGTGTATCATACGAGTTTATTAGTTTTACTTTATAGTAAAAATTTTCTACTCTTTCTACTGCTGAAGAATACTTTACAAAATCTTTCCAATTGTAATCTTTATTTCCTTTAACTAAAACACTATCTACAAAAGAAGTAGATGCTGAAACATAATTTATATTTAAGTTATCTTCTGAGAAGTTACTTGATGATACAAATTCATTTACAAGTTCAGTTGAAGATGTAGAACCACTTGCTATTAAATCATCAAGTATTTGATAACCAATAGAATCACCGACTTCCAATTCAAAGTTTGGTGTTAATGGTGTACATTTAGAAGATACATCATCTATAATTGTTATCTGGTCTATTAATGGTATTGATTGTACCTTAGAAAGCCAAACTCTATCATTTGATTGTATTTCTCTTGGCAGTGGTTCATATAGTTTTAATACTATTGATTTTTCTACATTTCTATATTTTACTTCATTAGTTTCTTCATCTCTATATTCTTCAGAAAATGTAGTTTCATCAACACCCCATGTTGAAATTAATTTATTATCACCATTTCCAATATGTAAGTAATGAGTTAATAAAGGAGATATATAATCACTAAAATCAAAATCATTAAAGTTTTTTATAAATGATTCCTTTAAATCATTAACAACCTTTCCTCTTCTTAATCTTAAATCACCCTTATCAAATGTAATTTTTACTTCTTCAGTTTTACCTGCAGTTAATTCATTCCCTTCTTCGTTGTAAGGAATAAATAAAAGTTTAAAAACAGTAACATCTTTATCGATATCTAATGTTTCACCTGCCAATTTAAGTATTTCTGCTACATTTAACTTTTGTTTTCCAGCCTTAGATACTTTTGTTAATAATGTATTATCTGATTCTTTACCAACAAATATTTTTATGTAGTTAGTATTAATTGATTGCCAAGAAATATCAAAGTCAACATCAAATTCTTTAAAATCAGCTCCTACAATATTTTGTGGATAATTAATATGTGTAATATCAGGTCCAGGTAAATAAGCTTTACTTAATACATTTATTAATACTTTTTTATTTTCTCCACTACCAGATTTTGATGATACTGGTTGTAAGTAAAGTGTATATTTACCAACACCATTTGTAAAATCAGAATTTTTAAGAACAATAGAACCACCTCTTCCAATTTCTCTAACAACATCACCTAAAACATAAATAACCTTATCAGCATATTTTGTTTCATAATCAACTGTAACTGTATCTGAACTTGCTATGTTAAATACAAGGTTTGTGTTCTTAACATTTATAGTTGGTTTTGTTTCACTAGAAGTTATATTTTTGTTTCCTGTTATTTTAATTTCATTTAATCCAGGCTTTAATTCAAAATATGAATCTATTGCTGATATGTCTTTTCTCTGATTAGTACTATATACAATAGAATATTCTACTTTATGAGTGTAATCACTAATATTAACTCCTTCAAACTTAATATAACAATTATTTCGTTTAACATTAAGACCAGCCTTAGTTACTCGTAGTTTAAGTTGTTTACCAGAAACAATACCTTGTTGTCCATCACTTGTAGTATATTTAATAAACTGATTTTTAGTTGTAAAAGATATATCAGAATCAATGTTAATATCAAATTGATAAACTTTTGGGTCTATTGGTATTTGTTCAAATGTAAAAAATAATGGATAGTTAGTATATACTTGAGCACCAACAATTCCTGAATTCGTATTTAGTTTTGGAACAGGAACAGGTATTCGTTCTCCTTTTACTACCTTTGTAACCTGTAATTCATAATAAGTGAAATTTACATTTCCAAATGTTAGTGATGGTTTTTTAAAAGTAGTTGGAGGAAGATACTTATCATATCCAAATGTAATACCAGTTGATGGCCTATCATAATCAATAGCAGGTACAGGTTGGTTTCCAAACCCACCCAAAGAAAATAATGTTGGATTATTTCGTTGAGCATTTATATTAAACTCAAATGATGGTTTAAAATCAATATCCTTTTCAAACTTTATCCTATCTTGAAAATCTGCAATAACAAAATCATTATCTAAATCTAAATCTAAAACTGGTTTTATTGGTTTTAAAAGTTGTCGTTGAACTGTCTTTACAAAATAAGTTTCATTAGAAGTAATACTTGTATTAGAAATAACTTGGATTTTCTTTTCCTGTAATAATTCTTTTTCTTTAAATTTTAATCCTAATTTAATATCAGTACTATCAACTCCATCTACAACAACTTTACCAACTTTGCCATCTGCCTTAATATTAAACGATATTTCTTTGTTTAAATTACTTGATAACGGTGGTGGGTTGTAAAAACAACTACCATCATCTCTTGTTGCGTTTGGATTATAATTTTTAGCATTGGGGTCTGTACATCCTCCTATTAAAGTTGAACCCGGTCCACCATTTACAATTAAATCATTTGGGTCAAATCTATTTGTACCATCTCCAAGTTCTTCGTCTAATCTTCTAAAATTTTCAAGATTGTTTTGAGTTTGTAGATTTCCATCAATTCCAAGTGTAACAGTTCCATCAGAGTTATAGACAGCGGATGATGCTACCACAGTATCACCAGGTAACATCGGTGGTGGTGGTGAACCAGGATTTGAATCTATGATAACTCTAGGAGTCCCAGATACATAATCATCAAACATGTCTTTTTCTCTTAATTTATCCATTACTTAATATTCCTTATATTCACTGGTCTATCTACGAAATCACCAGGATTAGTATATGGGTTTATTGGGTCTCTTCCACCATCATCAAATAATACTTCATCTCTAAATGAACCACCTCCTCCACCAGAGCCTCCACTTGAACCTCCTGATGGAAGTCCTGCTCCAATTACAATTACATTATTATTTTCTTCAATTCCACATTTTTCTAATTTAATAAATTTCATTCCAGGTGGTAATATTAAACTGTTTTCTTGAGCACACACCAAGTATTCAGAACCAGGTGGTACACCTTCACTTGTGAGTATATTACCAACTGCATCTTTATATTTAAAACTCAAAGTCTGACCTTTACTTATAGATATTGTTCCTCCATCAATTTCATCAAATGGATATGGTCTACCAATATAATCATCTGCATAACCACCACCCAACCAATCACCAGCAGGACGTTTTCCATTCCACCCATCATACACAATTGGTTTACCTGTAAATCTTTTTATTTCTGTTTGATTTATAACCCTATATGTAAATAATTTATTGGCAATGGGTTTTAGTTTTGGAGTTGTTCTAACATCTCCACTAAATTTAATACTACCATCATCATCATATGTTATCTCAAACATATCAAATTCAATACCTGAAAGAAGATTAGCTGTACCATTTAGTTTATATTTAATACTACCCTTTTCTGACCAAACATAGAATTTTTGAGTTTTTGTTGGTGTAGTATTATCATATTTACAACTACCATCATCCTTCGTTGCTTTAGGGTTATAGTTTAAAGCACTAGAATCAGTACAACCTTCAATATCAATAGGGTCATCATTGTAGATACAACTTCCATCGTTTTCCTGAGCAGATGGATTATAGTTTTTTGCATTAGGGTCTGTACATCCTCGTACTGTTGTATCACTTGGCTCTGTTGAATCGTACAATGTATTTGATACTGACGATTTTAATATTTGTTTAACTTCATCAAAAGTTATTTGTTCTTCTGGTGTTAGTATATTATCATCTTGAATATCTCTTTTAGGTAAGTACTTTGAAATTATATTAGTAATAGATTGTTCCATTACTTGTTTAATTGTATCAATAGAAAGTTCAATTACATCTAACTTATTTTTTGGTTTACCATAATTGATGTTACTAATATCCCACTCTCTATCATCAATAAAATAATTGACAGATTCTATAAATTTATCTCTTAAAATTTTTATAAAAATTTCAATATTTTCTATTTTAAATTCTTTTTTAATCAAAGATTGATATGTTTTATTATCTTTTTGCTTTCCTTTAATCAAACTAAAAGTTTTTAAAACTTTTTCTGTTGTTACATTTTCTATAAATTGTTTAGCAAAATAAATTGTATCATCTCTAAACTGACCTTTCTTTGTTAAAACATCATATCTTTTTTCTAAATCTTTGTTTGGTAGTTTTTCTTTTTTAATTGGAACAACTCGTATCTCTGTTCTTGATGGAGATATTTCATGTATCCAAAGTTTATCAATATCATTTACTTCCGAACCTGCTCTTCTATTTAATAATGTTACCTGTGTTTTAAAAATACCATTTTCATATCCAGCTTCTCTTACTAACTTTTCTATATCAACAATAAACTCAGAAGCATCGTTTTTCTTTTTTGTAAAGTTATTATTAGATATTAAAAAATAATCTCTAATATTTTTATCATTTAGGTGGATATATCTTACAAGTTTTCCATCATCTCCTTGTGGTAATTGATTATCATTAGAATCTAATAAAATAAATTCAATCATATCAGCATTACCAAGACCAAAGAATGACTTACCAATTTCCCTCTCAAAGATTTGTCTATCTTCAGATTCTACCTTATATCCTCGTCTTTCAACTATATCTTTAAATCCTTCTATAGCCATGATAATTTTTTAAGTTGATTTGGAAATAGTTTATAAATTAAAATAGAAAACTTTTCTCCAAATTTATGTAATTTTCTTCCTCTACGATTTTCTGTTGGTAATACTCCCATTTCATATGCCATATACTCTGACCAATCTTTTACAAAATAGTTGTAAACAAATTTAGCAAATGTTTTGTTTCTCTTTAATCCATTTACGATTGGTGTTGCCCAAATCCAATAACCATACATTACTTCTGGTTTATGTTCTAGTACAATATCACCAAACTTATCATCCATTTCATAAATAAACTGTGGCATGAAACCTTGTTCATATAATTCAGTACAAATAATTTTTTTCTTTTTAGAGTTAGCACTTGCACTTGCTGTTGCTTGAGCCGCTTCTACTTGTTGATTGGCAGCTTCAATTTGTTGAGTAGCAATTTGTGCTTGGTTTTTCATTTGTTGATTAAGAGTTTTAATATTCTCTGTAAGGTTTTTTACAATATCTTTTTGTGTTGTTAATTGTGATGCTAGTGTTTCTTTTTGTGCACCCAATCCTCTTACTTGAGCAGTTAATGAAACTCTTTCTATACCCTCTTTAGTTCCTTTTAAAACAGAACTTTGGAAATCACTAAGTAACACTTGATATCTTGCTTGAAGTTCTCTAAACTCTCTATCTCTTTGTAATACTTCTTCTGTTTTAGCAGCAACATCCGCAATCAATTGGTCTATTTGTGTTTGTAATGTTGATATTTGATTTAATGCCGCATCTCTTTCTTGTGTTAAATCTTTTATTTGTTGTGATAAATTCTGATTTATTTCTTTCTGTTCAATCAATTTATCTAATCTAACAAACTGACCTCGTGATTCTCTTGGTTTATTTATTAATTCATCAACCTTTATATCAAGTGCTTTTTCTAATTCTGATTCTGTATAATAAGGTCTTTCTAATGATGAAGCTGTTTCTCCACTAAAAGAAGTTTGTTCTACATTTTGTTCTTCTTGTGGTTCTAGTAAATCTGTTTTTATTTTTGGATTTTTTTGTTTACCTCGAATTGGTTCTTCTCCAAATGGTTTTTCTATTTTTTTGGAGGTTGGGTTAACTTCCTTTCCATCCTTTTTACGCACAACAATACCATCAGAGTAATCTCTCTTTATAGCCTTTGAACCTTTTTTTAAAAGTTCATCAATTCTAAATCTATCGTTTAACGCCATTTTATTTCTCTACGGTGAAAGTTAACTCTTTATCAGTAAAGTATTCAATCACACCACTTCTATTTACTTTTATTTCTATATAGTAATCTCTGTTATATTCAAAGTTACTTAAATTTAATTTAAAATAATTACCATTGGAATCACAACTAACTTTTGTATAGTTATCATTAAATGGAACCACAACTTCATTTGTTACCGCATCTTTAATTTGGTAATAAGTAGTTGATGGTAAATAATATACATCTGTATAAGCATATTGATTGGTGTAATTTTTAAGAGGATATTTTTCTCTCCCAAAAACTCTGATTGTAGGTTTACTTCCTCGTTTATATCTTACTTTTAATCTCTTAAATGTGATATGAATATCATCGGCAGTTAATGCACTAAGAGAACCAGTAGAGAAAGAAGAATCATCCCAACCAATTCTTAACTTCGGTTGGTATATAGTATTTGTTTCTTTTGAAAAAAACTTTAATTGTCCATAATCTTCGGTATCATTTTCTTTTGCTGAAGAATGTTTTATAATCCAACCCTCATTTGGTATTGAACTACTTATCCAAGAGTTAAGTGGAGTTAGAACATCCATCTCTATATCAGTTGACTCATATGAAAAAGATTGTGAAGCGGCTGAACCTGTGTACCATGTTCCACCCTTACCATTAAATGAACCAGTTGTTCCACTTGCAAAATCAGTTCCTAACCAAGTTAATGAGGTTGTTCTCTTTTCCCAAGAACACCCATCAGTACTTATGTTATCAAACCTTGTTCCTATACCCATATCCCAAGATTGAGAAACAGGATAAGCATAAATTGTATAATCAGTTGGTATTTCATTTGATTCACATTCTTTTAAAATAAGTTCAGCAGAACTCATTGTTATCTCACCACTTACTATTGATTGTGATATTGGAGCAGTATCAAACTTAATTAATGTTCTTGCGTTATCTTTTAAGTTTCCATAATAAGTTTTGGAAACTTCTAATATTTCATCAAACCCAGTATTTTGTGTGGGTTGTTGTAAATATATTGTTGTATCTTTAGATGCTGTTACGAAATAGTACATTATACAACCCTCCCTCTTATATCTTTGTTTGGAAACTTCACTTCAAATACAGATGGGTCTAAAGATGGATAAACCATTTTGTTTTTAGTTGCATCTAATATATTATAAGAATGTGATGAATAGTTTCCTAAACACTTGTTAGTAATTTCACACTTCGGTACTGATTGTACTCCTTCTACTCCTGCAATTAATAATTCAATTTCAGAAATGTTGATGGCCATATTGAATGTCCAATTATCAATATTGAAATATTCTTTTAGTTCGTTTATACACTTAGAAAGAACTTCTCTTTTATTATATCCACCATAAACTCTGATTTCAAAATCAACACCTATGTTGATTACATAACCATCTATAATATTAACACCATCAGTTAACATTCTATATTCTCCCAAATATGTTTTTAGGTTTTCTTTAACTGCTCTATTAATAGTTTGTAAATATTTACTTGAATTATATCCAAGGACATATAAGTTTATAGCAAAAGGATTATTTTTTTCATTTACATTATTCTTTTTACTACTTAAAAACTTCTTTACTTCTTCTTTAATTTCTTGTTCAGTAACTTTAGTATCTTTTAGTGATTGTACTAAACCTGCAAATTCATCTAATGAATCAGGATTATTTAATATAGAACTAGGTGAGTTGTTATCTAACTCTCCATCTGGTGCACAATATGCTTTTGCAATTCCACCAAACTTAGGAGGTAACGATAATGCTCTTACTTGATAATCCTTTCGTGTTACTGCTCTATTTTGTGAACCGAAGTTTGCTAATGAATTTTCTCTGATTTCATCTATTGTTTCTTCACCCCTACCACCTGTTGCTGGTGAATCGTTTTCAACAGCTACCGATGCTTTCATTCTGTTGTATAATGAAAGTTGAGATGCTGTAAATACACTCGTATCTTCATCATAACTAATAGAAGTTATTCTTTTTATTTCTTTAGAAGCTACATTTGATTCAACACCACCACCCACTAAATAAGATACTGTAAGTGTTGTGTTTGAAGGAGCTTGTCCATAAGATGTTGTTTTTAAAAAGTTAGATGGGTCAAATGAAGAACCTAATCTATCTACTGAGTTTCTTAACCCTAATCCTACATTTTTAAAGTTAGGAATTAATGTTTCATCTGATGAAGTTGAGTTTCCACCTCCAAATACAAGTGAAGTTGTATTATTTGAATTAATTCTTTTTGTAAATCTTCTTGAAGTTTTAATTAACTTTAATACACTTGGTACAGATTCTTTAAATTGACTTAAATCTTTATCAGTTTGTTCTGATGTTGGATAATCAACATAAACCATTTCTTGTGCAAGATATGGAACTTCATACCACTTGTTTCCATTAGAATCTCTAACATCATAGATATCAATTACATCTGCATCACCAATAGTTATATCAGAAAATTGTTTTGGTGAACTTCCAAAATTAACTTGTATTGTTTTTATTTCAGCTGAAATAGCTTGTACATATTTCTTTACTAGATATTGTGTAGGTTCGTTTGAGCTATTATCACGAGTATAAACAGTTATCTCTCTATCATCATTATCATTGAAATCTAATAATTCAGTTGTTCTAAATGAAGTACCATTTGTAGATTCACAAACCATTCCTTCTTTTATTCTAAGATAATAATCTGAATCAGGTCTTACATCACTACCTGTTCCTGTTGCAGGTACTAATTGATATACACTAAGCTGTACAATAGATGGAGAGGTTACTTTGGGTTTATACCCTAAGTAAGTTGCAAGTGCCATAACATTCTCAGAATCTTCAGCATATAACATTAAAGATTCTTTAAGTGAATCATCTGTATAGTATGAAAGAACATCTCCTACATAAGATGCCATTTCAATAAACATCATACCTGGTGATGACTCATTAAAATCAGAATAACTTTTTGGAAAGTAAGTTTTAGCGTAATCAATCAGGTTTTTTCTAAACTGACTAAAATCCTTGTTAAGATACTTTATATCTCTTCCCTTATTACTTTTATTTGTTGAACTATTTAACGCCATCGATTACCCCTGAATTGTAAATGTTATTTCTTGTAATTCTATTTGATTACCAATTGTAAACTGTATATTCATATCTGCTCTATTCCTATCTTTCATCTCATCGGTCATCTTTACATCTATTTCTTCTATGTTTATATATGGTAACCAATAACTAACACTCTTAGTTATGGTTTCTGTTAACTTATTTTCAAAATCATCTGTCATTTGTTCAAACAAAAGAGAATGTAATCCAGTACCAAAGTTTGGTTGCATTACTCTTTCACCTTGTTTTGTTAACAGAAGATTTTTAAGATTTGATTTTGCTTGTTCAAATGATGAAAAAGATTGTTCAAAGAAACCAGTGTTACCTCGTTTCACAGGCAAAGTAATACCATAAGCATAATCATTAAATGCTTTGGTATCTTTTACTACTTTTTTATCAAGAACATACGCCATCTATAAATTCCTATCTTTTAAACTTTTTTACAAGTGCAGAATTATCTCTATTTAGAATTCTATCTAAACCAGGTAATCCTGTTTGAACTCCAAGACCTGTTTTACTTGGTCCTTTTTTTAAATCACCATAACCCATTTTTTGTGCCATCTGAGCTCTCATCATATCAGTACCACCTTGTGCACCTTGAGAGTTAAATGTCACTGTCTTATCCATACTTTCATTTACAGGTTGTTGAAAATTATCCAATACCGATTTAGTAGTTGGTGTACCTTTTCTTTGTTCTGCTGAAAATGGTTTTGTATTATTTAGTACCTCGTTTAACTTTTCATTTTTAGTGAATTGTCTTTTAGGTTGTGTTCTTTCTTCTTGTAAAGCAATTTCTGCTTGTTCGAATGGGTCTACCACATCATCTTCTACTAATTGCGTAGAGGACGGCACAATACCCCCCTTCACCTCTTTTAATCTTTTATTAACTTCTTCCTCTAATATTTTAGGAAAAGTTTTTGTTAGAAACTTCTCGTGGTTTTTAGCCACTTCAGCTTCTACTATTGTTTTAATTACTTTGACTAGTTGTTTTGTTTCCATAATCTTTTATTTTCCTTGTCTAATATAAATATATCTTTATTCATTTTATGGTTTTTAAAATTATTGTGGTATAGTAAATCCAGTAAATGTTCTTATACCAGGGGCAGGTGGTATGAGTGGAAATCCAGGATACATAGAAAGTGTTATATACATTCCTTGTATTGTTGTTATGTGTTGTTGCATTGCCTGAATTAATCTATCTAAAAATACAGATGAATCATCGGTTGGAATAAGTAATCCTACTTTTGGGAATGTGCCTGGATTAGTAACAAAGGCTGAAAATGAAGTTAGATTTTGTACGGCACCAGTTGCTGGTATAATTGGAGGTATTCCTGTTACTAATGTTGCTCCAGTCCAATATCCAACTACTCCCTTGCCTATATCGTCTATAAAATTATGTTTACCTTCTGTTTTTGTTAGTGAAGTTGCACATGCTAACTTAACCATCGATTCCATTAGTTTTTTATTATCTTTAGCTAAGGGAATATTATTTATGGTTTGAAATCCACTACGAACTGCCATATCATATTCTGTTGTAAGTTTAGTTGCAAAATCATTATAAGAATCTATACTTCCTTGATTTTGCATATAACTCAACATATTTTGTTTGAATATAGCAAATGACATTTTTTATTCTGTAAAATTATACTCGGAAAGGAATTCGGATAATCTTCCTTTGAGTTGATTAAAATCTGCATTATTATTTGGTCCTACTTTAGTTGGACCAGCTGGTGTTGAAAATACTTGTTTATTAATTAAATCTATAAGTTCTTCTAATAATCCTTTTAAAGTTTCTCCTCGTGCTAATGGTTCTCTCTGTCCTGTTGATGGAGATTCTCCTTCTGAAGTAGTATTTAATCTTATTTCTCCACTACCAGTATTTACCCAAACATTTGAAGAATTTTTATCAGTAGTTATAGTAACATCATCTCCAAAATCTAAACTAGCTCCACCAATTAAATTATCTATTGTTAAATCTCCCTCTGATACAAATGAATAATTTCCTTTAGAAAAAAACAACAGTTCATCTGTTTTTGATGATATTATAACTCTACCACTATTAACAAGTATTTGGTCTCCATCTAATTTCTCTGGTTTGTTATAATAAATCGTTTCACCTAAATCAAGTGGTGATTCTTCATTACCAGGTATAAATGGTAATTCATATTTTTCACTTGATAATGAAATGATAGAACCATCTTCAATAACATTTTCTTCAATTAAATCTCCACTTAACTTATCTTTGTTTACAGTATCATTCTGTCTGTTTCTTATTATTATAGTAGGTGAAAATTCTTTTTCTTCATTATTATAAGCACTAAAACGAATTGATTGGCCAAATCTTGATTGAATTACTCTATCACCCTCATATAACTTTAATTTATTTATATTGGTATTAGTAAAGTACTCTCCAAATTTATATTCTACTTCTGAACCAGTACTTGATTGTGGTGTTCCTGTTTGAGATGTTGTTGAGTATCCAGCAGATTTATTTGGTTTAAATTTTTCAGGATATAATGAACTTATACTTTGAGGAGATGCATCTCCATCGTTTATAAAACGAGATGACATTCTCTGATAATACTTAATATTACCCTTTTTAACTAAATAAACTTCTTCACCAATAACTGGTATATCAACATCATTTGTTTCTGGCATGTATATTGGTAGTTTTTCAAGAGGAGTTATTTTATCATCTAGTGTTCTAATAACAACACCACCTACTCTAAATCCACCACCAACACCATCAGTAAATATATCTTTATTTATATCACTATATGTTGTTACTCTTGGATGTGATTCATCAAGAATAACATCTAAAACAACACCAGTAGGAATTGAAGTAGTTCTGATTGATTTATTTGTGGATGATGCACTTAATGATTTACTTAATCTACTCATTACTTACCTTTTGTTTTAATTCTTCAACTTCGTTAGTTAAATCATCAACCTTCGTTTTTTCAGTTTCTACTTCGTAAACCGTATCTTCTAATTGTTGTAGTAATTGTTCTTTTTCTTTATCGGAAAGGAAACCAGTATCTCCTTCGGATTTATCTTTCGAGGCAATCATTCTTTGTGCAATTGCTGCCATCTTGATTAGTGATTCATCGTTTCTTACTGAAGTATCAACTAAATCTTTTATGATTGGCCCAATCACTGCCATATCACCAGAATGTCTAATTACTTTTTTCATTTCAGCAATTAGTTCTGATATCCTTTGTTTCTTGTTTTGTTGGTTATCATAGATATCCTCAAACAACCCACTTAGGTTTTTGCCAGGAAATAATTCAAAATTCGTACTCATGATTATACCATATTATGTTGTATATAAATATGGTAAAATAAAAAACCTCTCCGAAGAGAGGTTTTAAATTGTTAACGCGTTATGGAATCAATTAGTAATTATTACTTCTTGATTATATGGTAAAGTACGAAAGCACCAACTAGTCCTAATAGACCTTCAGCACTCAAACTTCCTAAAATGCCCATAATGTTATCAACTACTGATACTTCTGGCCAGAATGGAATGTTTGCACCTTTGAATAATACTTCAAGTACAACTCCCAAGGCAACGATACTAATACCGATTTTTGTTAGTTCATCAGCCCAAGAGCCGATTTTTTTTAAAAAATCCATATTGTTTCTCCTTTGTTTTAATTAAGAATAATAACTTTTTCATATTCCAAAACAACGGACTTGTCCACAAATAACTATTGTATATATGAAATAAAAAGTTAAGTTTTGATTTTAACACCTAATGAGTAAACAATATTGGGTGTCAATAAAAAAACCCCACTAATTGTGGGGTTAAAACTTTACTAATCACTTTGAATTACGATTAGGGCCTAATTGCCAGTTTATTTTCTAAGTCTCTAATACGAGCCTTCATTTGTTCGTACTCTATCTCTTTATAAGTATAACGAGGTTGTCCCTTTGGTTTAATCCAAACTAACTTTCCTTTGTTATAGAGAGCCTTAGTACCTACATCATCACTCCAATAAGAATGGACTAATAGTTTGCCATCTTTTGTTCCGATGTATTTTCCTTTTTGGTGTATAGAACCATCTTCGTTGTAAGCTCTATACTGGTAAAGATTGTCATCTATCTGTGTAATAACTTTGGAAGTTTGTCCAAAGAGCGGAATGGTACACAGAGAAAATAATAGGATTGCTATTATTTGAACAATCTTTACTTTGAATAATTGTTCATTCATAATTCCTCCTTTAGTATAAATATACCTATGTTAAGAAATTGTTATCAAAATATTATGGAAAGGTTAAAGGATTTTCTTTTTTACAACATAAGAACCAAGAATCAAAATATCCATTTCACAATTTAGAAATGTTCTGATTGCATCTTCTGGTGTTAAAACCATTGTTTGGTCTTTTAAGTTGAATGAGGTATTAATTACAATTGGAAATCCATTTATTTTATTCAATTGTTTTAATAAAGATTCTATATATCTATTTGGAAATCCATTTATAGTTTGAACTCTAGCTGAACCGTCTACATGAGTTATAGAAGGTAGTTGTTTTCTAAATCTTTCTTTTACTTTTACAACTTGATTCATATAAGGAATTTCAGAATCATAATCAAAATATGTTGTTAATGAATTTAATAAACATATTGGTGCAAACGGTCTAAACCCTTCTCTCTTTTTAATCATCATATTTAAACGAGATTTCATCTGAGGGTCTCTTGGGTTTGCTAATATTGAACGATTACCTAATGCTCTTGCACCAAATTCTATTCTACCTTGAAATAATCCCAATATATTATTTTCACTTATTTCATGTGCTATATATGGAATCATTTCATCTTGTGGTTTCCATTCATAGTAAACATCATTACCAAAATCATTTAAAGCTCTTAAAATATATTCTTTAGAATAGTGAGGGCCTAAGAATGGATTAGTGTTATCTACTCTTGGTATTTTATTATTCACATAATGTTTAGATAAAGTAGCACCAATACAAGAACCTGCATCAGATGGTGCTGGTGGAATCCAAACATTTTGAAATTTAGTTTTTTCTTTTATCTTTCCATTAGCAGTTCCATTGTATGCACAACCACCAGCTAAACATAAGTTCGGTGATTCTGTAATTTTGTATAATCTATCTAATAATTTAAAAAAGAATTTTTCATATTGAAATTGTACAGATGCTGCCAAATCTTTATAATCTTGAGTTAGAGGTTCATCTGGTAATCTATTTGGTATTCCCAATTGTTCACCTAAATTTTCATTAAACATATGAGTATCAGAATATTCATATGTAAAATATTTCATATTTAATTTATATTCATCTCTTTCAGATTCTTGAAGTATATCTTCAAACTTTGAATTAAATTTAGTTGGATTGCCATAGGGAGCTAATCCCATTACTTTATATTCACCTTCGTTTGGTTTAAATCCAAGAAATGCTGTCATACTAGAATAAAACATTCCTAATGAATGAGGAAAGTTTATACTTTGAAGTTCTTTTATTTTATTACCTTTACCAATTCCAAGTGCAGTTGTTTTCCATTCACCAACACCATCTACTGAAAGTATAGCTGATGATTCGAATGGTGATGTATAATATGAATATGCTAAATGAGAGGAATGGTGGTCTGTGAAGGATACTTTAGTTTGTTTACCCTTTATAGTTTCAATATCTTTTAGTAAAATATCATATCCTTCTTGGTTTCTTTCTATTATATTATTTTTCTTTGAAAAGAAATTGTACCACCTTTTTGGTTTTTTGTTAGTACTTTCTTTTATTCTATCTAACTTTAAAGTAGGATTTTCATAGAAACATATTTCAGAAATATCATCTTTTGTAATTGAGTTACTTTCGAATATCCATTTAATCGTATTATATGGAAAAGATGAATCGTGTTTTATACCTGTGAATCTTTCTTCTTCACAAGCAGATACTACCTTACCATTTTTTAATAAACAAGCGGCACTATCATGGTAACCACAACTTATTCCTAAAACATATTTAATTTTCATAACTATAAATAATCAGTATCTATAAATCTACTATCTCCCTCGTAAAACGAATTCGAATTACTTTTTTTAACTTCACCATGTTCTAAATAATCATTTAACATTTTTTTCTGATGTTGTTTCATTACATTTACAACTTTGGTAATGTAGTGAGTTTTACAATCAGTCATCTCTCTAATAAGAAGATATAAATGTTTCTTATTAAAGTTTTCTATATGTTCACTTCTTCTAAATAATTCTAATACTGCATCTGCTATTTGTAAATCTCGTTTTTTTGTAAATACAAAATTTAAGTTTTCATCCCAATACTCCAACATCATTCTTTTAAATTCCCTAAACTCATTATTCTCCTCAACTTGAAAATGGTCATTATGTGGATTCCAAGTTTCAGGCATTTGAGATAATAATGCATTTTGTTTCCATCTTTTGTAGTTACCATTGTTTTTTAGAATCAAATGGTTCTTTGCAATAATAGTAAAGTAAGAAAAAGCTCTACCTTTACCTTCTTGAAACATATGCATTTTTTCTACCATTGTAGAAACTACTTCCATTTGAACATCTATCTTTGGTACATCAAAATAAGTAAACTTAAATGTGTTCAAAACATTCTCTGCCAATTTTTCGAAAGGATATTTAATTCTTTCTTCATAAATTTTAGACCTCTCTACCGGGTCTTTACATTTGTTGTACTCTATGATTGCTTCTTGAGCAGGTGTACCAAAATATATTTTGGATTTTTTTCTTCTTTTCTTTGGCATATTAAAATTGGTTATTTAAATCTTGAACTATCTTTTTCATTTCATCAAAAGTAACACCCACTTCATCATCTTTTTCGAAAACTTGTTTGTTATCTAATCTTCTCATGTTTTCAAGTGCATCTGATACTCTTGTTCGTATAGTCTGTACGGTTCCAACTAATCTATCTTCAAGTTGTTCGTTCTGTCTTAAAAGGTTTCTAATACCCACCAATAAGACAATGTTCAGTATTACTGAAACTCCTATAATGATATTATAGGTTGTAAATATTTCTAACATATTATTCTAAGTTTAATTTGTATCCACTAAATTGTGTAAGGTAGGAAGTTAATTTTGTACCGTTACCATCTCTGAATTCTTTTCCTTTTTTTAAGAATCTTTTAACATTACCTGGTCCTGCTAAGTGTGCAGCTGCAAGAATACCACTTTCGGTAATCTCTCTACCATGTATGGATTTACCTTCCCATTTATCAATATACTTCTGAAGTATTTTTTTATTATGTAAAAGTAAATCTAACATTGCTTTTTCTTGTAAGTAAGGTGAATTAAGAAATTGTTCTTTTGATACATCGTATCCTAATGATTTGAGAGTTCGTTTACCGAATTGGTATTTTCCCATATAACCCCAACCATTTACAATATCGTATCTGTTTGAGGATTCTCTCATTCCTATTGCTTCAAGAAACATATCGTGTTGATTTATTTCTATCTTAATAGGTTCTATTTCTATTTCTACAAGTTCAACTGGTTTGGGTTCTAATACCTCTGCTACTGGTTGAACTTTTGGTAATATAATGTTGGCTGTAAATCCAACTAATCCCAATGTTACAAACATTGAAATTACTACTGTTAATATTTGTTTTTTCATAGGGATTGCTCCTTTTGATTTACTATGTAAATATACGAAAAATTTTCGATATATCCAAATTTTTAGGGAGTTTTTTTAACACTCACCTATCGGCCCATAGTATAAACCTTCTGTAACTTCATCTTCTTCATCTGGTATTCTTTCTAATACCTCATTTGTCATTTTAAGAAGTTTTTTATTTTCCTTTACTAAATCTTCCCATAACTCCATATTGAAATCTATTTTATTTAGTATTTCTTCTTTTGTAAAAACTTTCTTTTCTATAAGCAAATCCATAATACTCTGAGTAGCTAAACTTTGAGTAAGTAATTTACTTTGTAATTTTTTTAGTATTGTCTTTGATGTTAAGCTCATCTAATAAATCTTTTAATTCATTTTTATCTTCATTTCCAAAAACCAAATCACCAAATGATTTATTGATTGATTTATTACCATAACCTAATGCAGATGCCAACCTAACACAAACAACTTTGTATTCATTGATGTCCATATCATCTGGTACATCGAATTCAATTTTGTTAGCCTCTCTATTTGATTCTATAAAGTCTTTATCAGTATAGCTAAATATAAGTTTTCCCATGTTTTCGTTTCTTTTATAAGATTTCAGCACCTTGTGAAAGTAAAGGTTGTGCTTTTTTATATTTCATAAATTCAGTAGTTCCATCTGATAGTTTAACCATCACTCTTTCATTTCTACCATATTTTTTTCCTCGTGTGATTGTTTGTGTATATCTTCTATCTGTTATCAACCTACCTTCAAGGTGGTCAATCTCGTGTTGTGCTACAACACACTCTAACATACCTTCATCATTATAGAATTCTTCAGATGTTTTCCATTCTTCTTTTGAATCAGGTGAAAATATTACTGTTCCTA